CATAGAAGTTAATTCAGCTTCTGCATCAATTGAGTGGTAAGCGTTAAGGTCTTGCGCTAATTCAGGAGTCCATACTGCTTTCAACTTACGAGTCTTAGCAACGATAGCCTCTGATTTCAATTCAAGATCGATTTCAGGAATATCTAATTGTAAAGTACCTGTTTCGTATGCATCAGTACCATATCCATTTACTGATTTATCTTCAAAATCACCTCTATTAGATTCCGCTGGAACTACAGAGTATTTGATAGTGTTTGCAGCAACTGCACCAGCACCAGCACCTAAACCAGTTGTAGGAGAAGCTACAAAGAAGAATGTTGCATTTGTTGCATCACTTCTATGTTGAGAAGGAACAGATGCCGTAAAGTATGCACCAGCATTTACGAAATCAAAAGAACGAATTGCATCAAAATCAGCTGTTGCTGGTAAGTTTGTTTTTGCAATTGTTACTTTTTTCAATGAACCATTTGCTACAGATGCAGATAATGCTGAATCAAATCCTACATCAGCCCAAGAAGCAGATGCATGAGTTGCATTACCAAATGCTACAGTAGTAGAAAGGTCATTTACTGAATAACCATAACGTCCTTCACCATAAAGACCGTTTACAGCTGAATCAGTTCTACCAAAGTTAGTAGTAGAACCAGTTACGTTAGTACCACCAAATAATGATTTACCATTAAATTGTGTAGAACCACCTTGTGCAGTACCATATTTGAAGTCTAAGAAGAAGATAAGACCTGAAGGTAAGTTCATTGGTTGTACACTAACGAATTCCTTTGCAGCGATTTCTCCGAAGATTCTTCTTACTAATGGTAACGCAACACCAGACCATTCTTCTGAACCAGAAGATGTACCAGTTTGAGTTGCCTCATCAAGCAATTGTTTTGCTTGGTTTTCTAACAATACAGCCATGCTGTGTTGTTCTCTTTCTTTCATTCCTTCTAAAAGGCCAGTTTTCTCCCATTTAGCTTTCAATTGGCGAGTTTCTGCCAACATTACCGCTTGTGGGTTTTTGCCTTCCATAAGTTTACTTAAATCAAAATTTGCCATTTTATTTTATTTTTTTTATGGGTTTGTTATTTTACGATACCAGCTAATTGCTTAAAGCGATTTGCTAATTCGTTGCTTTCAGAAATAATTTCTTTTGCTGGAGCAGTTGATGCTTGTGCTTTAGAAGCGAAACCTTCGGTTACTGTCTTCTTAGCTGCAACTTTTCTTTCAGTTCCAGTAAATTTCATTGATTCAGATAGTGTAGCGTAAACTAATTTTACTTCTCTTACAGAAGTTGTTCTGTCTAAATTCTCAACAACTTTAACTTTTTGCTCATTTGTAAGGTTGTAACCTCTGAACAATTTGTTAGCGTATAATAATTTAGCGTTTAATAGGTTTACTTCGTTGATTGTACCTCTTAAAGATTTGATAGCATCTAATGCTTCTTTCAATTCAGCTTGTAGTCTAGCTACTTCAGCTTTCATTTCAGTTGAATCATCAGCTGGTGCTTCTTCAGCTTCATCATCTCCGTATCCCATTTCTCTTAGAATTTCGTCTAAGTCGATTTCATCATCAGCCATAGCTGGTTCTTCACCTTCTACTGCTGGTTCTTCAGTTGGTTCAGCTGCTACTGGTTCTTCAACCGGTGCTTCATCACCTTCCATAGCTGGTTCTTCGATGTGAGCTTCCTCACCTTCTTCACCTGCAATTTGAGCTTCTAGCTCTCTGATGATAGATTCTAAATCTAATTCATCTTCATCTGATTCCATGTCATCCATGTCATCTTCACCTTCCATAGCTGGTTCTTCTGCAGGCATTTCTTCTGCACCGAACTCATCTTCGCCTTCTGTAAGGTCTTTAACTTTATCGTAATCTTCAACTTCAGCACCTACTTCAGAGCTTTGGTTTGCAATTCCGCTTAAGTCAGTGTCATCGTTGTTTGCTTTATCTGCAGGCATTTTGTTATCACCTTTACCAATTTCGCTAGAAACATCGTTATCTTCGTTAATATCTGCTTCTTCTTCATCACCTTCCATTTCGGCTTGTAATTTCTTAGAAAGAATAGATTGTAAACGAGGAGTAAACGCTTCTTCAAGAGCGATTTTAGCATTAGCAATAGCAGTTTCTCTAACAGCTTTAGCATCAGCGATGGCTTCTTTCAACAATTTTGAACTTGCCATTTTTTCCTTATTTTATCGGATTTCTGAAGTCATTAAGATTTTGGGACTTCAATAGAATTTTTTTAATTGGCGTTTTGGTCACTACACATAAAGGTGAGTATTCATTACCAATGTAAAAACGCATATAAAATGCGTTATTGTATCAATAAATATATAAAAGTTAGAGAAAACGATAAATTTCTAAAAAAATATTTAGAAAAGATAAATAAAATCAGTATGCTTATTTGATTTAAGCTTTTGGCGGATACGCTCATCTGAACAACCAAAGTGATTGGCTGCTTCTATGATTGAATAAAATTGAACACCTTCGCATTCTATAATTGGAAGTTGTAATTGTATCTTTGAATGAGTTTGTTCATCAAACATATCATCATAACTAATATCATTACGATTTACTTTTTTCCAATGACGATATGTAGGATTATTTGATTCAAAATAATTTCTTGCATCTGATTCGGATATTCCCAATTTATCTGCTACCTGTTTTGGATTCTCAAAAGGAACTCCATCAACTTCGTATTTAATTTGTGGTTTTGTTTCCTCACCAATGATTTGCCAATCTTTGTATTTGGATTTAGTTGAACGGCATCTTCTTTCAACTTCCGTAGCTACTAATGTATTTGGGTCTATTGAAATAGCTGCTTCTCTAAATGATTTATAGTTCACACCATCTACCACACATTGATATGTTCCATCAAATTCAATATCTTCTGCGGCAATATCAGGATTTCCTTTTACAAATACTAATATGTTTTGATGAACCGATGCTACCTTACGATTTCTTTTGAAGTATGTATCAACTACTCTAGCAGCCTGATGTTGTGAGTTAAATAAAATCATATCGTTATAGAAGTGTAGTCCAGCTTCCTCACAAGCTTGAATAGTTTTAGATACCAATCCTCTATACTTTCCTATTTTGTAATTACCAGTTAAAGATTGTTCTCTTACTTCAGATACAACTACTGCAAAGAATCTATTGTTCTTTAACTTTTTTGCAGCTTTTCCTAAGATACTGAAATACTTTTCATCAAACTTATCATCTTCCATAGTTGATATGTCCAATGGATTATCACTATAAACTTCTAAATCATAATAAGGTGGACAAGTGAAAACAAAATCAAATTGGTCATCTACTAAATAATCCAACATCTCATCACTATCACCAGCTACCCACTTTGGTTTATCGGATTGCTTTCGGTTTTCTTCTATTTGTTGTTTGGATAAATCAATACCCATATACTCATAACCCATTTCAGTTGCTACAATACCTCTAACACTTCCGCCGGCAAAAGGGTCTAAAATCTTACCTTCCTTTGGAGTAAACCATTGATACATATTCTCACAAAGGGTTGCATCAAATATTGAAATTGTATTATCTTCCCAGAAACGGGCTCTACTTTCGGCATCTTCCCTACCTAATTCAGATTGAATATTGTAGGTTTGTATCCAGTACCTTTTACGGTCCTGCCATTCTTTAGTTCGGGTATCTAATATTGAGAAAGGCTTAATCATATACAAATATACGAAAAAAGCTTGGAATAACCAAGCTTTTAATCATATTTTTAATCTACTGGATAAAATTTTATACTCAATATCACATTATCCGGCTTTGTAGCCAATAGGGATTCTACATAATCATTAGCTCTCTTTCTAGCACCAAAGTGTCCGAACTCCATCACATCGTAATACGCTAATGTAACCTTATAGATGTGAGTAGGAAACTTACCACTACCATAATGTACCCTATGTTCAATGTTACTACGTTTTACATTGGGTAGCTTCATTAGAGAAGTGATTCGGTTAGAGGAAGCGTTAACGGTAAAGAAATCGAAATCGTTCATATTTTTAGGGGTTAGGTTGAACACTTATTACAGTATAAACATACGAAAAAAGCTTGGAAAATCCAAGCTTTTATCAAAAAATATTTTATTTTTTTTTTATTTTTTATTCACCTTCATATTCTGCATCAGCGTATAATCCAGTAACATATTTATCTTCAATTGCAGCTAAGTTTCTTCTATATGATGCTAATTGTTCAGTTCCTTTTTTCAAGTCCTGCAACATTTTTGCTTTTTTATTTAACTCCTTTTCTGCAAAATACTTAGCAGCCATTTCTTTTTGTTTAGCTTCTAATTCATTAACCTTCTTTTGTACTGCCATATACTTTACATACATCTTAGGAAGTCCTCTTGCTTCTGATACTACTGACTCGGTTGGTACACAATTTGGAACTTGCTTACCATTCTTATCTTTCATACCAACTTGCTTATATCCTTTCCAACAAGGTGATTCTTCTTTTATTGATTCTATTGCATATTTAGCTTCCCTCTCATCCCATTGCTTTTTAGTCATTATACCCACACTCTCAACATTAGCACCACCCAATAATTTATCTACATTTTTACTCAAATATTGTTTTGCACCTCTAGCGGTATTAAAGCTTTTTAATAATTTTTTACCTCGTGTCATTGATAAATATGCTACCCATTCACCAGGTGCAGAAATTGTATTTGCTTCGTTTACTCCGTATTCGTGATAGTTAGATGATGCTTGTGAAATAAAGTTTTCTGCATTAGTAATATGGTCTTGAATCCAAGCTGGAATATCTTTTTCGTTTTCTCCCATTTTAGCTTTCAATTCAGTTGCCATCTTAATGATAGTATCCAATGAATTGTTTGCCATAGAAACTTCATGGTCTTCAGAACCTTCAGCTTCATTAACGAATGCTGTTGCAAATGGATTGGAAATTACTTTACCCATTTCAAATTTACCAAATGCTTTTTGATTTACTAATCCACCTAAACTAATCATATTATTTCTTTTTATTACCTAATCTTTCGTGCATTGTATCAGTACTGATATCTGCAATTTCATAGTAACGATTTAAGATGTGACCCATATCTTCATATAAAGAATGTAATCTTTCATCCATTGCTTTTGCTTCCATAGCAAATTTATCGAATGATTTACCCATCTTATCCAATTCCTGCATATTTCTTTTTACAGTCACCGCATCAAACCAATCTCCACTCTCTCTTAGGGTCATTTCTTTTGCAGCCTCAACAATAGCACCCAATGTGTTTGCAACCTCTGTCATATCAGATTGTCTTTTCATTTGGTCTTGGAAAGTGTTGTAAGTAGATATAATTTCTAAGAAGTGTTTTTTAACTTCAGTAGATAATTTTCTATCTTCTAAGTTTTCAGCTAAGCTGAACTTTCCATTTACTATCTTTACTTCTTTTAAGTTAGTTTTACGGATATCATTGTAAGCCTTAGCTACATTTGTTCCTTTCGGTCCACTAACATTCAAAGTCATTTTGTTGTTGTGAACATAATCATATATGTCAAATGGTTTACTCATTATTATGCTATTTCAGTTATTATTTCTCTCATTAAATCCTGTGCTTTGCAGTATTCACCACAAACATCAGTTCCTATTTGTTGTAAACCTCTATTAACAGATTCGTTTACAGGCACCATAAATGCTCCATGTGTTGATGGGTTAGATACAAAATCCCAACCAATCAATTCAAAGTCATCCTGAACCTTTACTTTGCCTTCTCCAATATTAGTTACAGACCCCATACCTCTTGATGAAATACCTAATAGGATACCAGCTTTTAGTAATTCTTTTAAGATATTACCAGATGGTGTTGGCAAAATTTCTACTGTACCACATAAATCATCCCCTTCCCAATGTATTTCCCTTACGTTATGAGATACATTCTTTAAGTTAATTACAGTAGAATCTGGATGGTCTAATTCACCCAATGCTCTACGTTCCTTAATAAGTACTTCGTATTTCTTAGCTTCCCTCATTAAGATTTCTTTAGGATATACTCTACCATTTTGGTTTTCTGCAGATGCTCTTTGTAGAATACCTTTTACTAAGGTTCTCCCTCCTTCATCTTCTTTTACCTTACCTTCAAATAGGTTTGTTTCTATTAAGAGTGATTTCATTCTATATTCTTATTTTTTAGATTCCATTTTGCTTCTAATTCTAGTAGCTATTGTACCTAATTGTGTTTTATCCACACCCATTGCATCCACAACTTGTGCTACTAATTGTAATTTTTGAACATTACTAAGTTTAGCATCTTTAATTTTATCAATAGCCATTCCCAACTTTTGTTTAACAGCAGATGGTATTGTTGCTTTTGGTAGTTCGGTTGAAATATCTTCGGTTGTAATCTTTTTTGATTTAAAATAGTTTATTACATCCTTACCAGTATCAAATGCTTTTTGACTTCCTTTAAAAGAAGAATGACTCATCCAATATGAATTACTCCCATCCTCCCAATCAAAATCACCACTAGCTAATTCTTTACCTCCATAAGTTAAATATCCTACGCCATTTTTAGAATAGAATCGATATTTACCATCCTTTATATCAACAGCTTCATCTACTCTTTTACCAGCTCTTAAATCTGCCAAATCATCCCCTTCAATATCACCATCCTTATCAACATCTAATTTATGCCGACCACCTGTTAGTTCTTCGTTTTTTTCACCTCTACCATTCCAAGCAGTATCAATTTTGTTAAAGAATGCTTTCTTTTCATCATCATTCATATCATTGATACCCTTACCAGCTTTTTCCAAAGCCTTTTTAAAGAATACTTGGTATTCTGCTTCCTCTACCATTACTTCTTTAACTATTTTCTTTAGTCTATTTCTAGTTATCATATTTTCTTTTTTATTTGGTAAACCTTTGTGTGATGTTGATGCAAAATCTTTAGCATCTTTATCAGATATTGAATCAGCCGCTTTTTGTACTTCAGGAGATGGATTTTCCATATCACCCTTTTGAGCTGCATGAACCATTCCCATAAATCTTTGTTGTGCTTTAGATACTGCTGGCATTTTATAAAGTTCTTAATTTTTCAGTTATTCCCATTAACCTTTCTCTGATTTTATATAGGGATGCGTTTGTTCTTTTCCAATAATCTTCTTTTTTAAGTCCATTTTCGTTCTTAATTTTAGAATACCAGTTTACAAACTTCTCTATTTCAGAAAGTTGTTTTTGTATATTAGAAACACCTCTACCAACTTTTGCTTTTGGTGAAGATTCTTCTCTTTTCAATTCTAACCAACGATTCTCAGCTACAATCATACCACTAATATCTGCAATTTTTGCACCATCTATATCTTTAGCCGCTGTTGGTTTTTGTTTTAATGCTTCTTTTTTACTTGCAGGTATATCACCCAATGCCCAATCCTTTTCACCTTCTTCTAAGTTATTTACAACAGTACCACCAGTTACACTAGCTAATCTATTGTTTTTCTTTTTAGTTTGGCCGGGTTTTGAAAATGCAGCTGGTGTATTATATCCTGCTACATTTGCAGTTACAGACATTTCATCTAATGTCTTTTTCATATTACGCTCTCTAACGTATTTTCTAATAGCCTCTTTTAATCTAGCTTCCATTATTTTACTTTAGATTTAAGTTCTTTAATTAGCTCATAGGAAAGCATAATTGATGAAACTTGAGAATCGGATACAGTTTTACCCATTTTCATTTTTTCTAAAACAGAAATAGTTTCTGATAACTTAATAGTAGTAACTTTATCAGCTACTTTTCCTTTGATTGATTTTAATTCTGCTATAATCTTAGGAAGTTCAATAGAAACATAATCTTTGAACTTAGTAGTATTTGTAATATTATTAATATACTCCTTTAATAAATTCTTTTGAGAATCATCCAAATTTGTATATTTTTTATTAAAAGTTTCTACAAGGATTTTGTAGGTAAGTAATCTAAGGTCTTTGTCTTGTTGTTTATAGGATTCAATCAACTTTCTATCTTCGGTTGGTTGAACTTTTTGTGAGGGCTTAGATGTAATATTCTCAATTAAAGTAATTTTAGAATTAAAAATATCTTTAATATCATAGTTAGTTTCTCTCTTAGATTCAAATACTTTATATATCGAAGCTAATACTTTATAGTTAGAAATAGGCGATGATAAGAATTGTTCAATATCAAACTTTGCCGAAACTTCTTTAATAAGATTAAATTTTTCTTTTGATAATGCCGATTGATTCAATTTAGCATGTGCATCACACACAGTTTCTACTAATCTATCCGCTTTTGTTTCGGAACTATATTTTTCCTTTAAAAGTATATCGTAGAGACGTAACTCTTTGTTTAACTCTGTATTTGGAGCAAAGAACTCTCTTACGATGTTTTTAGCGGTTTCTTTCTTATCGCCATTAAGAACTTCCAATGTTATTTGTCTTACTAAAAGCTCAAATAACACTCCAGTGTTCTTAAACTTGGAATGTTTAATTTTTTTCATTTAATTACCCTATATTTAATCTACCCTATAAACTAACACATATAAATATAAACAAATTTTTCTTTATTAAATTTTAGTGTCATCTAATAGGTTTTTTTCATCTAACATATCAGTTTTTTCATTCAAAATCTTCTTTTTTGCTGAAATTCCGTTGATATATTCTCTAGCCAACTTTTTTGCGTTAGCATTTAAGTTTCTGTCATCTCTCTTTCTTTCCTTATGATTTTCCTTATCACCTAATGGGTCTCTACCATAGGGGTGTTTATCTTTACCATAAGTATTACCTTCTCTAGGTCTTCCAACCCCTCTACTTAGTTCAATTTCAGTTTTTAATTTACTAATTTCCTCCTCCACATTTTGTTGTTGTGGTGGATTTGCTGGGTCTTGTCCTTGTTGTTCAATTGAAGTGTGTCTGAAACGGTCTTTAAGGTCTAAGATTACTTTAGCTCTTTCAATATCAACTTCATCTTGTGATAATCCAAAGATATTATGGTATGCCCAATCTGATGATAGCATATTAAGTGATTTTGCATCCGTTGCTAATCTTATTTTTTCAGACCATAAATTAACTTTCTCTTGCTCATAAATTGTAGAAGCGTTAGTAAGAGTTAATTCAAAATTTGTCATTTCTGAATCTTCTATACCTTGTGCTGCTAAGTGTACAATTGCTATTTTAGTTAATTCACTAACAACTGTACGTTGAATTCTTTCGATAGTTCTTGCAAAACGAACATCTTCGGCTGCCAATGTAGCTTTACCATTTACGTTTTCATCATAAGAAAGATATGCTTTTGGTACTCTTAATGATGCAAATAATTTATTTCGTAAATACTCAATATCTTCAATTGCTGCATATTCTAACCCTTGTAGGTTTTCAATATTTGTACCACTATCACTACCACGAACAGGTAGGAAGAAATCTTCAGTAAGGTTTTGTATATTATACTTTAAGTTATAATCACCAGTATTTTTATCAACAAATGGAGTTTTTTTCATTTTATTGATAATCTTCTGCATATAGTTGTCCACTTCGGTTGGTGGAATATTACCTATATCAATTTTGAATATTCTTTTTTCAGGTGCTCTCATAATACGATGGATTAACATCGCATCTTCCATAAGAGATAATTGTTTCCAAATTCTTCTTGCACCTTCTACCATTGATTTACCATAAGGTAGAAAGTTGGTATCCGATAACATACGGAAGTGAGCCATTTCATATTGCTCATATTCTTTTTTACCATATTGGTCCATCTCAACTTTGTATTTTACATAGTTTTGATTATTAGGGTCAGTACCCTCCAATCTTTCTACATTATAAGTTGAATGTGGCATTACATTTACAACGCCTTTATTTTCTGCAATTTCTAATGCTAAGAAAGCATCACCATATTTTACTAAGTTTCTTACCCAAGGCCATAAATTAAATTCTATGTTCATTATATCATAGAATAAATTATGAAGTAATTCTCTTACATTTTCGTTTGTGGATTTAATTTGAAGTACATCACCATATTCATTTTTTGTTGTACTTTCATCGGCATATATATCTAAAGCAGATGATATAATTGGGTCTTGGTCCATAGCATCATAATCTCTAAAAAGTTCTCTACGAACTTGGTGATATGCCATTGATTGTGCACCCTGTTGTGTTTCATAATAAGACCTTTGTAATTTAGTATATCTATCTCTAAGATTTACAAAGTTAGTATTATATTGACGGTCTTCAGTATCTACAACTTTTCTCTTACCATCCTTATCAACCGTTACAATTGCGTTGGTTGAGAATAGTTTTTTAAGTCTACCAAAGAAACTTCTGTCATCTAATTTTTGTTCTTCTGCCATAATTTATTTACCATTTTCTACAAGACCAATATCTTGCTTTTGTTCTTGGACCAGGATTTTCACAGTTATGTCTTGCTCTGAACGATTTTCTTCTTTCAGGATTTGATTTTTTTATTTTTGCTCCCTTTTCACCAAAGTTTACTTTAATTACTTTTCCTGTTTTTGGATTTTTAACATATACCTTAAACTTCTTAACATCACCCTGCATTGGTTTACCTAATTTAACTTCTCTACCTTGATATTCCGCTTCAAATACACAAGGACAATTAGCCTCATTTAGTTCATCTGAATACATTTTAAGATAATTGATAAAATCATCCATATCTTCCTGCTCTACATCCAATTCATCATAATCATCAATTGGGTTGTCTTGTGGTGTATCTCCGATTGAATACGCTTGGTCAACATACTCATCTTCTTTTAGGATATTTTTTAATTTAATCATTTGGCTTTAATTTATATTTTGACATATACCATAAATATCGTAAATTATCAAAACACTACTATTTTTATAACCATTGAGATAAATCTTCAAAGCTATCACCCACTCTCATCTTCCAAGGGTTCTCATCCATATTGGCACCACCATATACTCCCGAATGTTGCATGTTTGATGAAATACCACCCATTGCTCTTTTAGTAAGGTCTATACCTTCCTGTCTTAAACGTAATGCAGTATCCCTAACCCACAATCCAATACAAAATGCCATCACTAAGTCATCGTTATAACCCTTCATAGCCTCAGCTCTACCATTCATAAATATGAAAGTAAACAATTCATCTATCAAACGATTAGAACGGACTGTAACAGCTTTTTCCCTAAAATATTCATCTAATTTAGATACAATCAAAGGTCTAGTCTTAGAAGTAGTTGAGAAACCAGCCACCATTTGCCTTTCATCAGCACGATATTTGTTTCTCATTTGATTTTCAACATCTACATATTTTAAATCCTTACTCATATAGAATAAGTTTTTATACTGTCTATCGATTACTTGCTGAATTGCTGCCCAACCAATGTTTGCGTTTTCTATCACAAGTAAAGCATCATTATATTGTGTGGATAATTCAACTAAGAAATTTCCAAAATCCTTTGTATCCACTTTTCCTTTATATTCAGCTACTTGAGTACATGTATTAATTTCCATTACATGAGCTGCTGAATAGTCAGAACCATCACCTCTAGCCACATCGGCAATTACCATATAAGAACCACCAGGTGATGGATATTCCCATCTCCAAAGGTTACCATCAAATCCAGTCTTCTCTAATGGGTCTTGGCAATATGATTCTTTATAGAACATTAATAGTTCTGGGTCTATTACAGTATCACCAGAAGATACGAAGTCACAATCACATTCCTGTGCTGCTTTCTTTGCTCCTAATAGTTTTTCTTGTTCTTCTCTCCAAGCATCACCTCTTTCAGGGTGTACTGTCCAATGTAATCTGATTGTATTGAATGGATTTGAACCTTCCTCTGCGGCTAACCAAGTTTTATGAAACCAATTACCCACACCATTGGGTGTAGAAAGTGCAATACAACTACCACCAGTTGAAAGTGTCGATTGTGCAGATGTCCAAATTTCATCAATATCACCAATGAAGGCGGCCTCATCAAATATTAGAAGTGATAGGGCTTCGGAACGTCCTGCATCAGGAGATGAAGCAATAGCCTTAATTTGAGAACCATTTTGTAATTTAAGTGAAAGTTTGTTATCTTCCAATGAACCACCCTTTAACCAAGAAGGAAGTAATTCATGCATTACCCTTACCTTAGTTACTAAGTTCTTTGCAACATCTTGCTTTGTTGCAATAACTAATACGTTAAAATCGGTATTGAATAACATTCTCCAAAGTGCATATCCAGCTGAAAGAGTTGAGATACCAGTTTGACGTGATTTAAGAACTATATTAAAACGATTTCCAGCAAATTGAGTTAAGGTACTCTCTTGAAATGGAAAAAGGTGAAAAGGTATTTTACCTCTCACCGGATGCTGAATCATACAATATTTTTTCATAAAGTGAATCGGGTCTACCGCACACTTTTTGTATTCTTCTGCAATAATCTCCTTTAGGGATTTTTTTTGTGTAATTCCAGTACTCATATTAATCAACAGGAGGTTTTACTAAATCGTAATTCTTATCTTTTAACTTAGCATAAGCTTCGTTTCTTAGTTTTTTTGCTTGTTGGATTTCTTCTTCAAAACGAGTTATATCAGTTAGGATTTCTGCTTTTAATTCATTTACATCCCTTTCCATACTCCACTTTTCAATCGTACCATCTTCTTGCACAACTTCATATTCTTGCTTAGCATCGTTATATGCTTGCTGAAATTGGGAAACTATATCTTTACCATAAGAAATCATATTGTTATATATCTTATAATCCTCATAGGCTTGCCACAACCCATCTAATTTGATTATAGTTTCTCTCTTTGCTAAGCACGTTGTACAATATCCAGTTTTAGATATTAGTTTCTTATCAACCCTTCCGTATTTTATAGTTTGACAATCTGAAGCTTTGCAGGTATTTAATGCTGCTAAATAAGCTCTTGTTTCAGCCATAATATCACCCAACTCCGAAACTTCTATTTTACCACCTTCATGTTGTTCCCAAGACTTTCCATTTTCATCAGTCCATCTTTCTCCAACTTTTCTTTTTACCTCTTGTTTATCAGCTCCTGCAAACGATACAAATGCTTCTTTTTGATATTCACCACCGGTTAATACCATATCTACCAACTTTCTACGAGTTGGATGCATAAACTTTTTATTAAATTCCTTTGCCATATTATATACAATATATTTGTATATATAAGTATATCAAAATTAAGAAAACGATTAACTATCGAAGAAAATACCTAAAATTTGATTTAGTGGTGCGAATGCTCCTGTTAGTTTGTAAGTATTACCATTATATACAAATACAATACCTTCATTTGGTACAATTTTTTCAAATCCACCCAAAGCGTTTAATCGTTGTAATTCTAATTTTAGTTTTTCAACTTTTTTAGGGTCACCACTTGCTTTTACTTGAGATATTGTTGATTGTAAACGAGCTACCATTTGTCTTTTGGCAGAATCAGGATTTGCCGTAAGTACAGATTCCATAAATGATAAAACATCAGCACCAACACCTAAAAATATCTCCTCAAATCTCATTAGATTTTGTTTTGATATCTTTTGTTGGTCTTGCTTATCTATTTGTTCAGCCCATGCCCTTAATTTAGGGTCTTGTATTGTTGCTATTCTAAATGATTTATCACCAAATGCCCATCTCTTAACTAATCCTATTTTTTCTTGTGCATCCAATTTCTTCCCATCCTTTTCTACAAATTTACTCCACCAAGCCTGATGATATTCAGCTACCCCATCATTATCAGATAATCCAAATTCAGATTGTAATTTAGAAATCATTCCCAAATACTTTCCTTGTAATTTAGCTAATTGTTCTGATTTTGGTAACTTAGTCATTGGTGGTCCTTGTATTGTGTACTTAGATTGAACATGTGCGTTTACCTGCTTAATCATTCCACCTAATATAGATGCAGCTTGTTGATTTTCACCAATTATATTACCAGCATCATCATACTCAAACGTACCATGAAATACTAATAGAGGTTGATTGTATGGAATTACATTTACCGAAGTTGGATATATTACTTCCAAATTCATAAAACATGCACCATCCTTAAAAATCTTTTGTCTTTGTGGTTCTGATAGGGCTGCTATTGCTTTCGATAAATCTTGCATAGCGAAGTTGTAAGCATCGGTTAATCCACCTCTACCAGCAAACTTATCTGCTACTTGTCCAATGGTCATAGCACCAGCTCCTTTGCTCTTTAGATGTGATTTGTTACGAGCTGCAACTAATCTACCATTTACCCAACTAACTGCCAATGCCTGTCCATCAGTCTTCTCTCTAGTCAATTCCAAATCACCATTAAGTGCTTTAGTTACAATTGTTTTAAGGTCACCAAATGTAAGGTTCATTTCAATATCAAATGGGTGATTCATGTGACCATAAGCCCCACCTTCTAATAATAAAGATTCATTTATTGATTCTTTTTTCAAACTTCTTTTTTGAAGAACCAATTGATTAATTTGAGAAAATATATCTGCAATATCTTTATCTAATTTCTTTTCATCTGCACTCATCGGAGATTCGATATCAACATTTGAATAAAGTTTTTTCTTTTTTGCAATTAATATCTCTGCTTTTTTAAGTAAATCAGATTTAACTTTATCTAAATCCTTTAAGATTTCAGATGAAGTAGCTTCAGTTACAGTTTCAAATGCGGATGGCGTTTTGATTTTTCTCCAACCACCACCAGGTGTTCTAAATATTCTAGCAGGTATTGGTAAAGTAGAACCTATTGGCAATTGTCTTTCATATCCCTTATCAACGTGTATAATTTTGGTTATGAATTGTTTTGTTTTATTATCAGAACCAACCAATTCAACTTCCACATTTACAGTTCTTCCACCTACTTTCATTTTACCAGCAAATAATTGTCCTTTTATAAATGCTTCTTTTAAAAAATCAGTTGGAGATTTTAAATCATATTTTCTAATACGATTATATTTGTCTACTACATCATTATGTGTATCTATTGGTAAACCTTGGTCTATTGCTTGTTTCTTTTCTCTTTCACTTGGAATTTCATCAAAAAAATCCCAACCGTCTAATCCATCTAAATAATATTTTTGATTATCATAATCTTCCCAATCGGAGTTCCATATATATCCAGTAGTAGTATTACCATCCAATGGAAATGCACCATTGCCAGTAGCTTCCTCTACCGGTTTATATTCTTCACTACCATCACCATTTAATTTAGATTTTAATTTCTTAGTATCTTTTGAATCCGGTGCTCCATTGATATATCCACCAGGTAAAGATACCCCCACACCGGCTCCACCACCCAATCCCATTTCATCTAGCATTTGAGCTTCCACTTCATCTATAATTTCATTTATATCTTCTTTTGAAATTATTTGTGGTTTTTGATTTTTAGGAAGTTCCCAAAATCTTTTAGGTTTTTTTTCTGGATTTGTTCTATATATTTCTTCCCAATCTTCTACCTTATGTGGGTCATCAGCTGGATTTAATGTACTTTGCACTACATTCTTAATCTTATAATACGCTTTTCTAAATTGAGTTTCGGTATCTTTTCCCTTACCTCTACCTCTCATAGAATCTGCTTTTGGTATATCCAATTGAGTATATCCACCTTGCTTATACCAATTTTCAGGTTTAGCTGTATTTAGTATTCGTTTTTGTCCATCCCCAACAAATGACATATCGGGCTCATCACCAGCTGTCATACCAGCATTACTAGCAGCTTCTTTTAATTCCTCTTTTTTAGGAATTCTAAATGTTACAGCTTTCTTACCATTGATTGTTGGCATTCCCCATTCATCAGTACCAATCGATTTAACAATAACTTTTTTATTTTTAAATTTACCCATTAAAATTTGGTCACCAACCTTAACATTCAATTTGATTTCTTCATTAATACACTCTTTTAATTTCTTTAATTTAAGAGTAATTAATTTGAATATTTGGTCATCAAACTTTGGATATGCTTTTGTGAAATTCTTTTTTCTTTCTTCTTCACTACCAGCACTCAACCAATAACGAACATCAGTACCACTAATTGCATTAGGTTGAGCAGGTGCAGCATAGACATATCCTTTATCTAAATAAGGTTCTTCTACTTTACCTTTATATGGAGTGAAATATTTACCACTTAAACGTGATGAATCCTTTTCACCTACAACAGTTATAAAACCAGTTGTATCTGAATCGTATTTATTAAGTATTTCTTGTGGAGCGTATGGGTTTTTGATTTGTACTATCTTATTCGAAGGAATACCAAACATTTTTTGCATGATGGCTTTCTTTTCTTTAAACCCAAATGGAGATTTTTTATTATCGGTTACATCGGAAGTTCCTATATAAACATTATCCCTTCCGAACTTCTTAACTAAATGGTCATAAGTTGCGTAATGGCCCTTATGAAATGGTTGAAAGCGGCCGGAATAGACAACAACTACTTTGTCCATCTCTGCCGCTTCTCCCAATATTGTTTCTACCAAAAATTTTGCTAATCCCATCATATAGTTTTCTTACTATATAAATATGAAGGATTATTCTTTTACAACTTTCATCCCTTCAGATGATTGCTGCATTTGTTGTTGTGCTAATTGCTTACGTGTTGGTGCACCTGGTTGATATTGAATTGTTCCATTTTGTAAATCAATTCTACCTTGTGGGTATTTTTCATCCAATGCATCAATTACTTCTTTAAGTTCACCATTTAACATTTTAAATTCATCTTCACCCTTTTCTAAGAAATCATCCATTCTAACAAGTTCTTCGTTCATTTCTTTTTTACGAATATGAATTTGTCCAAATTCTAAAATTAAATTTTGAATCTTTTGATTAATATCTGTGATAGATTTCAATGTTTCTGCCTCAATTTTAGCAGTTTCTATCGTAATTTGTTGTTGTGTAGGTACATTATCTAAACCTGCCATAGTATTTAAGTTTTATTGTTTTGTATATATAAGTATATTCTTTTTTATTTTTTGAACACAGAAACTCCTTTTTGTTTTACAACTTCACCAGCACAATAGTTAGCCCAATCAATCGATATTCCAATATCAGCCGAATCCAAATATCGAGCTACAAATCCAGCAACAAAAGTATCACCTGCTCCACTAACATCTGCATTTTCAATAGGTGTAACCGGATATGTTGTATGTTTATATATTGTTCCCATCTTATCAATTGTGCGTATGATTTTATCAAACAACCAATCGTTATCTCGTATCACATCTTTACTAACTTCCCATTCCAACCGGTTCACCTTAATGAATTTCAAATCCTTACACCAATCTCCCAATTTCTTTTTGGTATCTAAAATAACAAATGGATGCATAGATGCTATATGAGATATATCTTCTTCTGTTAAAAATCCTTTGCAATAATCTGAAATTATAATCGCATCGTATTGAGATATATCGGATAATTTGGATATATCAATTCTACTAACCGAATCGTTTTCATCCACTCTTAAATAAAGTTCGTTTGTATCTTTATTAACATAACGAGTCTTCACAATACTACCATTATCAGAAAATATATTTGTTTCAACTCCCATTCCTCTTAAATTGTTTACAACATTTGATGCCATACCCAATCCATAGGTTTCATTAATTGGAATAAAAACAGGCCCATTTCCTTCCGGAGATTTACGTTTTGATGTACCATATACGAAAATATCAGTACAACTTTCTCCTATAACTAATACTTTATTCATCGTCTAAAAGTTTTGTAGTACTAAACCCTTCTATTTTATTGAAAAATTTTATTTCTTTTGCATGGTTACCACCAATAATAGGTTTATACATATATTCATCTCCAATTACAAATATATCAGGCTTGTAAGTTTCTAAATGTTTTCTTAAAGATTCATCACTATCAAATACTACAATTTTATCAACATCCTTTATTTGCAGTAAATTAAATACTCTTTGTCCTTCGGTGTGAAAAGGTCTACCTTCACCTTTCATTTGTTTAATTCGTTCATCTGAATCAATACCTATCATTAAATCTCCTAAAGATTTTGCATAATCTATTAATTTAAAATGCCCATAGTGTAGAACATCAAAACAACCATTTATCCAAACCTTTTTCATTATAAGAATTTTTCTAATTCTTTGATTACCATTTCAGATGTAATACTTTTAGTACACTCAAATTGCCTTTCAGTACCTTTATGGTCAGGACACCAATTCCAATCACCAGGATCCAATCTAAGTCTATTAAAGCAACCTTCACATTTTCCTTTTGGTGCAGCGATTCTTATACAATCTTGCATTTCAGCCCAATCGTATGAGAATCCACTAATCAATACAGTTGGAACATTTAATCCCCAACTTAACCAACTCAATCCACTACCAATACCAATAAATGCTTTTGATTTTAGCATTTCATCCATAACTAATTCCAATGGTCCATTTGGATGTTTTATAATACCTGTTGGTAATTTATTACCCATATAGTTATCACCCTCTTTAGATAATAATTTTACTGTATATCCTCTATTGTTTAACCAATCAACAACATCTTGCCACCCATTTGGATTATTCCAAAATTTAGATTGTGCAGTACCATGAATTCCAATACATACTTGTTTATAATTTGGGTCTATAAATGGTGCTCTTTCTTTTAGTTTAGGTTTTATTTCTTTATACTCCAATCCTAAAATATCGGAACACATTTTTTGCATAGTTTGTGTTTTCGGGTCTATTGGATTTTTATAAATGTTAATTGTATTATCTTCATTATAAAATAAACCTATTGCATACATTGCATATAAGTTTTCTACATTTGTGCCAGGAGATACAAATTCTATATCTGGATATCTACTTTCAAACATAGAATTCATAAAAGTAGAAACAACCATTTTACAATTATGAACTTTTCCAAATTCTTCAACGTATGGTATCCATGCTAAACTATCTCCCAATGCTTTTGAATCTAATGCAACATAAACTCTTTTATTTTCAGGATTATATAAATGTTCAAACCAAAGTTTTCCGTTTTCATATATTTCAATCTTCCATTCTATAAAATATTCTAAACTACATTTAGTCCACATATTATTACATATAGAAGTGTTATATAGAATTCTTCCGTTTTTATTATTTATAAATTTAACAACATATTCTGCTTGTCTATTTCCTTTAATTTCAACAAAAGCACCTCTTACAAAATGAAAATAAACTTTATTATCAATTTCAAATTTATTATTTATATTTTTAATTAAATTATCGTAAATCATTAATTCCAAGTTTTAACTGTTAAATCCAATAGTGAGTATCCTTCTGCCTGTTTACTATACATTTTATTTGTAGTATATCGTTTCATAGGATGGTGATAGAATACATGATTAAACCAAAGGTCACCAACATCCCAACCACAATCGTTCAATCGGTCCATCCACCATCCTTTAGTTCGGTTTGGTATTAGATAACAATGTGCAAGGTCTTGATTGTGTGCAGTTTGTGAAAATAACTCATCAACTTTTATTTTTTCTCTTGATGGGTTATCTGCTAATGAAATAAAATACACATCATCTCTTTCTGATATGAAACATGCTTTGTGTACTATATTAACAAACTCCTCTAAACCAGTGTAAATAAATGCATCAGCTTCGAATATTAAAGTGTAATCATAATTTTCTTCATCTATGGTTTCTAATGCATTTCTATGTGCCAAATAACATCCATAATGTCTACCAGTCATCCAACCCAAACCAGCACCAGGGTATAATTCACCTGGTTTATTATCTTTACTAATATGTTCAGGTCTTCTACAATTTTCAGCAGGTGCTAATCCTTCATAAACCTCATTTACAATTGGTTGATAATCTATTCCGTATTTTGATAATTGTTGTAATGATTGTATAGAAACCCTTTCCCTCATATCATCAGGTCTAGTCAGCATGTGTTTTACTTGTATTCTTGGTTTTTTTCTTACAAATGAACGAAACCCTTGCTGAAATTGTCCATAAAAATATTCGTTTGCTGCTCTCGTAACTCCTTCAAATACACCATAATCATCACCACTAATAATACCACCCGGCTTTACTTTATTATACCAAACTTGCAAGTCTTCCATTAAGGCATCGTATGAATGCCCAGCATCAATCATAATAAAATCAATACTACTATTTGTAAAATTATTAGATGCGTTTTTGGATGTATCTTTTATTGTATTAAATTTATTATAGTTATCAGATAATACTGTGTTATCTACGAACTCATAAAATATATCACCATTAAAAGTATTAACTATATTTTGATGTAATTGTTCATCATCAGTCCCTTTCCACGTATCAATAGATGTGAAATTAATATCCTTACCAGATTCTTTTATTTTTGTTGCTAAATGATTTGTAGATTTACCAAACCATGCCCCAACTTCTACAAATGTTTCACCACCAACTGCCGAATCAACTACATTATTATATAATTCAGAATACGCAAACCAACCAGGTATTTCGTTAAATTCAGGTTGTAACTTCTCTAAAATAATTCTTTTAGTTAATTTCAAATCATCATCTATATAAGTAACTAATTCATTATTATCGTATGTATCTAAATAAGTGTGTAATTTTCTGAATATAGATGGTAGTTTGTAACTCAATGCTTCTTTAACTGATAATGGATTTAATTCTAACTTAGAACTAAAATAAAACATATCACTTGCTGCATAAAACGTATCTACATCATTTCGTTCACCCCATATAATACAATTATCAGGTTTGAATTCCATCAATGGTTTCCAATAGTTTTCAAAGTTCATAGCTTGGTTTCCCACAAAATGAAATTTAATTTTATATTTTTCCAATTGCCTAGCTATTTGAAATATTTCAGCTTGATTCTTACCAGGTGAAAATAATCCAACCATCAATATATGTTTCCAATCGGATTCAAACCCTAATTCAGTTTTAGCCAATTGCTTATCAAATTCATATTCTTCTATTGGATATTCCCATATTTGAGTTTCAATTCCCAATGTATCAAATCTTTGCTTACTCCATTCGGATACTAATACATATCTATCAGGATGATATACTATTTCGGATGGATTTGTAAACGAACCATGTGTTGATGCTACTATAAAATAGTTTCTATCTTTTGAAAATAATTTTTCAACTATATCAATTGGTAAGTCAAATTCAGGTATTTCTTGAAAGTGAATAATATTTGGTTGAAATGTTCTAATAACATCAAATATTGCACGTTTGTTATCACCTAAAGTATGAACAGGTACTAATGATTTAATTCTATTTTTTTGAACTACATACGCATCTCCACCACTATTATTTATTTCAACAACTTCTATTTCAAAATCGTTTATAAAGTGTTTTATTTGTTTGTATGTGTATTGTGGTTGTCCGCCCGTAGAAAGATGTGGACAGACATAAAGTAACTTTTTCTTTGCCATATTGTAACAAATATACGAATTTATTTTTGAATTACCAAATTTATTTTTGATAAACCACTGTACCCTCAACCAAATCAATTTCTCCGTTTGGATATTTTTGATTTAAATCCGCTAATATTGAATTTAATTCTTTATTTGCAGTAGAGTATTCAGATTCAACAACTGCTATAATTTTTTTTATTTCAGCTATATCTAAATTCAATTGCCCAGCATTTACAATTAATTCGTTTTTGCGATTATTAAGTTCTTTTATTTTAGATAAAACGCTTTCTTCTAATTTTTCGGTTTGTAATTCCATAATTTTATTATTTATTGTTTGTATATAAATATATAAAAATTTATAAAGAACCACTTATTTGTGCTTCTAATTGGTTTACTTTTTGAGATAATTCTTGCACAGCTTTCCACAATACAAATACTAATTCGGTTTTAGCAATACCAGATGTCATCCATTGTTTAGGTCCTTCTGGATTCTCTGGGTCTTCGAACCAATCATAATCTACGAATTCTTCAAATCCACCTGCTTCTAATTCTTCCGCAATTATACCTATTTGTTGAGGTCTTACTTCCGCATCCTTATCTACTTTCCAATAATAAGTTCGTATTGGTACATTATTTATACAATCTAATACAGATGGATGTTCCCAATTTTCAATTTCTTCCTTATATCTTCTTGCTGAAGTATTTCTACCCACCCTCCAAGTAGATAATGATATTTCCATACCTCTAATAGTACCACCACCAGGACCACTAACATTTGTTAATATAACAGCCGGTCTAAGTCCACCATCATTATAGGTTGTTATGTAACCAGGGCTACCAGTTGCAGTATTCCAAGAAAATTGACCCGTACCCATCTCAATATTATTACCATTGGTTACAAGCTTACCTGCTCCACTTGCAATATCAATAGCAGTACCTCCAGATGTTCCTGTTAATTGTATTGTGGTATTTGCTGTATCACCTTCTAGTGTAATAAATCCTTTTCCATTTAAAATTGGTATAGATGCAGAGTCCTCTCTCCTTAATCTAATAAATCTATTTTGTGATGTTGCTATCTGAATACCTTTATTTGTTAATTCAACAACGTTTACGTTTGTAGCTGCTACAATTGCCGGAGTTGGTATGTATGCGTTTACAGCGAAAGAATATCCAGACCCTAAGCTATATTGATATCCCTGAATTTTTACAAATAATTTAAAAACATAATCAGTAGCTGATGGATTTGGTGCACTAAATTGGAAGCTTCCTACATATCCATAAAAATTTGCATAACTTTCATCGAACCCACCATTCCAATAATCTGCAGCTACTGTAACCTCTTGTAGTATAGTTGTGGAAGTAGAATCATAAATTCGGTAACCCCAATAAATGTTTGCATATCCTTCTGCATTAAATGCTTGTATAACAGAATAAACGGATGGCCAAGAAACAGAAGAATCGGTATATGTACCAGCCGATACGTTGATTGTTTGACCTGAACTTTCCCATACTTCATCCAACGCATTTGGTAGAGATGGAGATGAATCATACGCAGATACAGCATCACTACTAAGGTTTATACCCGTTCCAGCCAAATCCGTTAATTCACCGAAGTTTACTTTAAGACGAGTTTCTCCACTTTCTCTAATTGCTATACCAGGAAGTGATGGGTCAAGGAAAATTCTACTACTAGCATCTCTAAGAATATTATTTTCAACAGTCCAACTACCAATAGAACCACCAGTTGCGTTAATTTGTCCAGATATAGTTGCATTAGAAACAACTAAACCACTAGCACCCAATGAAAAGTTAGGTCCTATTAAACTACCAGTTCCGTTTGCATCAGCTGTCAGAGAAATAGCAACAGCCGGACTTGTTCCAACCGTTACCGTATCGGTAAATGTACCAGTTGCTGCGGATATATTTCCTGCAAATGAACCATTAGCACCACTTATATCTCCCTTAAAGAATGCATTACCAGATGTGTCTATGTAGAAATTTTTAGAGTGTATAGAACCTACTGCAGCTAATGTAATACCAGCTCCAGCATTAAAGCCTGAAGTATTTTTTGTACCACTATAAATTGCATCACCTGCCAATTCCCAACCCCCAACAGTTCCATCATTGTGGTCATCTCCATTATCAAATGCACCAATCTTACCACCATCTCTAGCAGTTGCTACGTTTTTAATTCGTATGTTACCAGCAATTTCTAAAGCAGAACCATCCCACTTAAGATATCTATCACCTCCAGTATTTACAATAGAAAATCTACCAGTTGTACCACTTGCACCAGCTTCATATATTCCTAAGAAAATACCAGGTCTTTCATACCCAATAACAGCTCCACCAGGATTCAATGTTGTACCAGATGTACCAGATGTTCCTACCGTTGCACTTTGTCCGATTGCAATATATGGGTCAGGTCTACCACCAGAAATTACAATGTTTGCAAATGCCCCAGTTCCATCTTTTGTACCAACATTAATTGTATTTTTAACATAAGACTCTTCAAATATTGCAATTTTAGCTGCTACGAAGAATTCTTGGTCACCTAAATATTCCCACCAATCATTAGTACCATCAACAGTTGGAGCATGGTAGTTTACTAACACACCATTTTGGTCATAAGTTGCAGGACCTGAACCACTAATTGCTGCATAATATTTTACAGTATCTTGTGTTGCTAAATAAGTAACCGCATCTCTACGATTATTAGTAGTTTCAACTTGCCCTATATAATTAATAGTAGGGCTCCATTCACCTCTCATCACAATACCAGGTCCAACTGCTCCTTCAAATTGAACTGATAAAGATTGTGTTTTAAAGAAAGTTTGTCTACCTTCACAATTTATCGCATATACTATTTCAGCTGTTGTGTTTGTTTCAGGATCATCCCATGCGGTAATACCAGGCATTGATGCAGGTGAGCCGGTTAATTTACTTCCTACAATTATATTATCATTATCTAAATGTACATAATTTGGTTTTGATGTTACCTCTACTTGATATTGATATTCATAAGATGAACTACCATACGCATCTATTTGTACACCAGTAAATCCAGAAGGTTTATTTGTTAATTCATAAGTACCTCTATATGCTCTTATTATATTTGAAGTAGTTCCCAATTCAACTTCACCAGACACTCTATATACAACAGATGAATTTTCATTTTGCATCTTAACATCATAAGGAGCAGGTTCGGTAAATTGAACTGCAAATGATTGTGTTATAAATTGAGTTTGTCTACTTGGAGGTCTACTAATAAAATCCGTTGCTACTTGATTTGAATAACCTTCGAAATCAATTTTATACACAATCTCACCTGTTTTATTAATAGCTGGTTTCTCCCAACCACTAATATCAGCCATACCAGCAGGAGTTGTTGTTACTCTATTAGTTGGTAATGAAATCCAAGGTGATTTATAAAAAATAGATGCAGATGAATATCCTAAAATACCAATTAAGTTTTGTAAATAATCATAATCCGTATCTTGTGGTGCTGGATAATTTCCTGTTGTTACATTTATTAAAGATGTTGTACCTTTATATGTTGGTAATTTAATAGATGTTCCAGACAAATCAGTATCAAACAATTCTGCTTTAATCGATGTATTTTCATTTGTTGCTGCTATTTTATATGCATCAGCTCCAGCTTTAATACCGGCAATCGTTAATTGTCCTTCTGCTCTATATGGATTTAAAATAGAAGATGTATATGGATTACCATCGGTTATTTTTACTTTCCAAGTTTTATTTTCTTCAGGACCAGCAGCATCGGTACCTGGTATAAAGAATACTTTTTCAGTTATACCAGCTCCTTCAAAATAAGGTCCATCGTATAATGTTTCAGAACCATCAGTATCAACAAAAAATAAACTAAACCATGCAGAACCTGTTGTGTTAAATGCAGTTGCTTTTAATTCAACATCTCCTTCAGGTGAAACTCTATACCCATCCCTATCATAATTTATTGTATATGGATTAGCTTTTAATTCTACAGTTCTAGCATTAGGTACTGATACATTCTTTGTAAACGTTTGAGTACGTGTATAGATAGATGATGTATATTCATGCCCACTTCCTAATGCAAATGGATAAACTTGAATTGTATATACTGCACTTGCTGATACATACGGATAATCAAATCTATTGTAATTTATAGTTGCCGTACTTAATGAAGATGACGAAAGTGAACCAGTTCTTATATTCCAAATAGAACCACCTCTAGTTTCAATTGAATTAATTCTCCAAGTACCAGGTGCTATCGATTGGGTTGTAAATCTTAAAAAATCTTCCCCTTCTTTTACTTGTATTGTTGTATTAGTTGGTGCATATCCCACAGGTGTTACAAATCCAACCTCATCCGCAGTTAATGTTGCATTTTGAGGTGTTATTAATATTTGAATTGGTGGAGGTCCTTCTAATACTTTAGTATAGTTTACAATTACACTTGCTGTATAAATCGAAGATGTGTAATATGGATGAATAATTAATGGATACTCAATACTTCCACTCAAATCTGTCATATTTGATGAAGCACTTACGATTAATGATGCTGTGTATGGCGTTCCAAAGGATGATGTAAAATGTACATTACCTGCTTTAACTCTATTTTCTATTATTGAAGATGTTGCTATATAGAATGTACCATGTGTATCTAAATTATCCAAAACACCAGCACTAGAACTAAATGCTAAATACCTTGAACCCTGCTTTAATTTAATATCAGTTATAGATGGTACATAATCATTAACAATACCTCTTGAATTTGCACCTAAAGTTACAGCTATTGGATTTACTTCAAATACGATACTTTCATCACCTTGCTTACCTTCAGGAACAATTGTAAATGTTTTATCAATAGTAACCGATGCCGATGTCCAAGGTTCAGTATATGTAAATGCTAATGTTAAAGTTTTAGTTTGATTTAAAGCACTTCGTACATTACCACTTATTACTTGTGATGGTATTATATTTTTATTTTCATCAGTTGCAGAAACAGTTATGGTTGGATGTAAACTTTGTGTGTGATAATACATCCAATATTCAGGAACCCAATCTTTGTTGATTGACATTGATGGATATACCTGAAATGATGCTGTTACGGATTCGATTTCAGATGCCGCCGTTCCTCTTTTTGCAAAAGATGCCGTAGCAAATGCAAATGATGGTCTAAATGTTTTTTCTGTTCTTGGATTAATTGTGAATGAATCTACATTATATGTTATAATACCACTATCCAATCCATCCTGCAAATCTTCTAATATAATAGATGCTACAACAGAGCCTGATGTTAAGTATGCAGGTCCACTTGCTGCAGATTGTGATGAAATCAAATATATTGTTCTTCTAAAATCAATCGAATCTCTATTAAAAGTTGCGTTATAATTTATTTCCCCACTACCCAACGAACCAGTACTTAATCCATATATGTATCTACTTGATGATGCGTATTCTAAGTTTACAAACTTCTCAGCTCCATCTGCTGAGCGTGATATGATATGTAGTTGCTTATCAGGCCAACCCTTTTCAGGTTTTGTTGTACTACTTAATTCGATATCGTTTACACCATCTATGCGAACTGCTTGTAATTCTAATGAAGCAGTACTACTATTTCTAATTTGAGTTCCTCTATAAGGTCTAATCAAATAGTTTACACCACCAAACCCATCCAATACTCTACTGAATATTATTGTATCTGTAAAGCCTTCAACTTCACCAGTAATTTTAATTAATTGTACAGTCTTATCAGTTCTTGAACCTGTAAAGTTACCAACTGTCATTGTTGGTGCATCGGATGTAATATCACTAAGTAAGCCCGGATATCTTTGACCTGTAAATGATGCAGTATAATCAGAGCCAGATAATTCATTTCCATCAAAATCAAAAGATTGAGATGTATATGTTACAGAACCAGTTAATAAATTTTTTGTTACTGTAAATCCTACCACAGTTGGTGGAACAGGTTGAGAACCAGAATCAAATTGAAATTGTAAAGAACGAGGAGTAAATACCAATCCTTTTTGTATTCTTTGTATATTACCTCCATTAAATGTTTTACTTTCTTCAACTAAAACCGGAATGTAATTATTATTTATATCATAAAATTCAAATCTATAATCAAAAGTTTCTTCTGGTAAAGTTCTTGGAACAGTCTGAATAAATGTAATTTCATCAGGTGAATATGCTGTTTCTTGTGAAGCTCTTAAACTAACATCCGATATATACCAATCGTTACCTTTAACTTCAAAATATAATTTTGTATTGTTAGATTCTTCAGCTTTGAAATTTGCAGTTATTTGATTTTTTTGTAATAAAGAATTATCAGATGTTACAGTTACAATATTTTTTTCTACTTGAACAATTGTAGGAGAACCATTAACACTACTGTTTTTAGAACCACTTAAAAATGCTCTTATATAATTATTTGGATTTACAGCACTAGTTCCAATACGTGTATTAAACGTAAGTGTATATTCTATATTTTTAGTAACACCTAAAGAAGCTGTTGTGTGGAAGTAATTAGAATCAATACTATCTAATTTTACTGAATTATATAAATAATTTTGATTAAATGCAGTTGTAATATTATTTGATGCAGTAATCCAATAATTTTTAAAATTACTTGTATCAAAAATACCATAAAATTCTTCATTTTTTACTTGAGATTCCAAATCCCTAAGTATTTCATTTGATTCAAGTCTTATTTCTTGAATAAATTGATAATCTGCTAAATCCGATTGTGATTTTCTAAATATTTTTACCCTAGAAACATCTCCAACAAATGTAGTTAAATCGGAAAGTACAATTTTAGCAAATGAACCAGTCAATGCTGTTTTTAAATTGTTTACACCTTCTATATAATTAAATGAGGCAGTATATCCTTCATCTAAAAAGTTTGCAACAATTGATGAACCAAGTGATGATGCTTCGGTATATGGATTTCTAACTAATACCTGTTTATTGTTTATTACACTATCAACTACTGCATTATATCCTAATGCTGGTACATTAATACTATTACCAACTATTGAACCAGTCCAATTTGTTGAATCTTCAATTTCTAATAAATACGTTGTTGGTGCATTGTAATCATTTATGGATTCTCCAAGCCTTGGTGCTTGTGCTTGACCACTTAATGAACCTGTTTGTACAACAATAGTTGTTACATTATTAAAAATAGGTTTTACTATTTCGGTTATGGTAACTTCAGGTCTTCTGTAAAATCTTACTTTATCTTCATTTGATAATAATCTGTTTACTTTAAATTCCTTTTCCCATTTAACGTTGTAAACGTTTTTCCATTCTTCTGGTATTGGTAGTACTACACCACCTTCATCAATATAGGTTTTTAATTCACCTAATACCGTTATTTTAGCAGTACCAATTGGAGTATCTTCATAAACATAAACAGCAACTAATTTTGATGTACCTTCATAATATTCAGGAACACCATTACCTGGCTCATAATAAATTGGATTGCCATTAACATCTAATATTTGAATCTTTATTTCAGTAGATTCCATAAGATGCTCCGAACCTTCAATCAAAAACCCATTTTTACCACCAGTGAATGTATCTTTAAATTCAGTTATTTTAAAATATGTTGAATTTGGATTAGTATCCACCAAAAATGTGCCAAACGATGTAAGTGGTTGGGTAAGATTTTCTGCGAATTTTTTTATTATTGCCATAGTTTTGCGTATATTATTCTATGATAAATATTTACATAATTTTTTTATGTTGATATTTATTTTAGAATTCTAAAGAAAACTAAAGAAACGTTATGAAGAAATATGCAATGATACAAATTGATGCGGATGTGCATCAGATGTTAAAAGAATTTTGTAAAGATAAAGGATATAAAATAAGCGGATTAATTGAAACGCTTATAAAAGAAAAGGTGGAGTCCTCAAAGAAGACCCCACCCAAAAATATACTACCAGTTGTTAAAAATTAATCTTAGAGAAACCATCTACTTTCTTAATTTCAATAAGACCATCCACAATATCTCTCATTTGTTCTAAGTGAGAAATTACCCAAATAAAATCAAATTGAGTTTTAAGATATTGCATCATCATAAATAAAGATGATAGGTTATCTGCATCCAATGTACCAAATCCTTCATCGATTACTAAGAAGTTTGGTCTAGGTAGGTTACAAATGTTAATTAGAGCCACTCTAATCGCTAATCCACTAATGAACTTCTCCATACCACTACACATCTCTAAAGCCCATTCCTGGTCTTCGTAAACGATTCTAGCGTTAATGTTCTTTCCATCAGTATCCATTGAGATTGAGAAATCAACTACCTGTCCCAATATGTTGTTCACTTCATTTTCAATTGCTGGAAGTGCTTTAGATATTAATTCGTAAGGTACTCCATCTTTCTTAACTGCATCTAAGTAGAATGTATATAATTGATTTTTAGTTTCCAATTCCTTTACTTCTTCCATCTTAGCCTTCATATTGTCAATGTAGGTTTTTGTTGCACCTACATCTGACATTAATTTCAACATAAGTTTGTTTACATCTGATATTTGGGTTTCCACACCTTGCTTTAATCTACGAACATTTTGAATTTGGATATCTAATGCCTGATTTTTAGTGATTGTTTCTTCGTTATCATTGTATCTTTGAATATCAGCGTTTACACTATCTCTTTGAGTTTGTAATAATTCAATTTTAGAATCTGCTGTTCTGATGTCTCCTTCTAATCTTTCTCTAACTACAATCAATCTCTTATGTTCATCATTCCACTCTTTCCATTGAAGGAATTGTTCTTCAATACCTTCCCAAGAATCTAAAGTTTGTTGGATACCCACACATTGAATAGTTGCATTTTCAACAAACCTTTTTAGTTCAGGTAATGCTTCTTTTGCTCTCATTGCATCTTTAACAAACTCATTATCACAACAAAATTTACAATTTGGGTCATATTCATGTTTATCCAAATGGTTAATTTTTTCTTCAGCAGAAGTCAATTGAGATTTTAATGTTGAATACACTTTCTCTGCTTCAATTAAACTCTTTTGCTCTCTCTGATAATTAGAATATGCAACATCTATACCTATATCGTTTATAGTAGCTTTAGAATCAATCGTTTCCTTAGCCTTTCTAACCAATTCAGTTGCTTCGGTAAGTTTTTGTGTTTTAACAACCTTAGAATCTTCCCAAGTACTTAATTCACTATCAATCTTTGTTAGTTTACGATTTAATTCATCAATATCTAAATTACCTTGAATTGGAACTATTTGTTGAGATAATCCTACTATTTGTTCTTCCAAATCACTCTTACGATTTTCTAATTCCGTTTTTTCAGAATCCAATTCACCATACTCAATCTTCTTCTCATTCAAGTCGGTTTCTTTTTGGGCTAATTCTGTCGTAAAATCAGTACGCTTGAAATTTCTGATAAGAGCGTTCACATCTTTTATGTCATTCGTTGCCGTTTCATACAACTTATCAAACATATCCAATCCCATAAATTGAGCAAGGAGGTCTTTCCTTTCCGATTGTGATTTATCAATGAATAAGGCATTGTTTCCTTGCAAACTTAAAGCTGTCATTACGAAATCCTCATAACGGCCAACGTATTGTTCGATGATTTGATTTGTATCCCTTCTTTCCGTTCCATTTAGTGATTCCCTTCCACTATCACCATCTCTCCAAAAGTCCACATCCACTTTTACGTTTCTTCCCTTATTAATAGTTCTACCTTCTCTACGGATGTGATACAACACACCATCAATAGTGAAATCTAATTGGCAATGGAAATCCTGCTTCCTATTATTCATAATTGCAGCTGCTTTGTATGCTCTACTACATTTATCAAATAAACAAAATGAGATTGCATCAAATAGACTGGATTTACCTTGTGCGTTTGGTGCGAATAATCCCATCAGTCCGTTTACCTTATCAAACTTAATGATATTATCTTCACCATAGCTGAACATATTAGAGAAGTCAAACTTTACAGGCTTCCAGCTAATATTTCTTTGTAGTTCCGATGGTTGTACTCTACTATTAATGTCACGATTGATTTTCTCTATCCCAGCTAAGTCCTCCTTTGTAACGAATGGTAGCATACGTTCAATATACTCCCCTATTAAAGAGTTTTGATGGTTTATATCACCCACACTATCTACTTCCAGCCTTGCTTCTCTATCGTTGGTTTTTTTGGTATTGAATGTATCCGTTCTAATAATTGTAAAATCATCTACACCATATTTTGCCGTAATATCAGCCATCATCCTCTTAGTATCTGCGGTATCCGTATTCTTTACCCTCACTCTCAAACGAGGGTATAACGGCATATCAGTTACATCGGGTACAATACCACCATCAACATCTAAAGTGTAATATCCATAATCGTTTTTGATATCAACTTCTTCGTAAGTCATTGTATCCAAATCCCAAACTAAGAATCCGTGCTTATCAAGGGTTTCACCAAAGTTTTGTTGTACTAAAGAACCAGCATATACCACCTTACATCCGCTTGACGATATCATCTCTTGTCTTTTATGGATATCTCCCAATAGAGCTAAATCGTATCCATCAAATATATCAGTTGTAAAGTGTCTACTACTAACTACATACCCTACATCGGTTGTAGAGTTATCAACAGGTCCGTGAAATAGTGCAATCTTTTTGTTTCCAAATAAAGTATTTGCTTTAGGCCAATTATCTTTGTTATCAAATATACTGAATACTGCAAAATCAACATCTCCAATTGCATAAACCTGTGTATCTCTTAGGTATGTTAAGTTTGGTAGTTTTAATGCCTCTACAATTGGAGTAAGTACATCCAATCTATCGGCATTATTCATATTACAATCGTGATTACCAGCAATCATAATAGTTTCACAATGGTTTGTACATTCTGTCAACAGCCAACTAATCTCTTTCACCAATTCAGGACTCATTTCCAACTTAGCATGTGCAATATCACCTGCTAAATAAATAATTGAATCTTCCGTTCCTCTTTTCTTAATTTCATCAAACATAGCATAGAATACTTCTCTAAACTCTTTATGTCTTTTGATGTTACGGATGTGTATATCCGCAATGTGATAAATCCTTTTTAATTTACTCATATATTGTTTAGTTTCGAAAGTACTAAATCATCCCATCCGGTTTCTTTAGCATCTTTCAATAGTTCGTTTACTTTTTTAAATCCCATTTCACCAGCATCTTTATCAGTTGGTATAATATTTCTTACCTTTATTCCGTTCTTTAAAAACCATTCGGTGTGTTTAGTAGAATCATCTAACGCATCAGAGTCTAACATAATAGTTACTTCCTTAACACCATTCTCCATAATTTTGTTTTTCAATTTGCTAAGTAAGAATTTACCCAACAATGGAATTACATTTCTCTTTACTGAAAATGAATCGAATACACCCTCTACTAATGTGATAGGTTCTTTCCAATTGATTTGATTTTCAAATACAATTACATCCCTACTAACAGGTGGATTCTTATATTTCATCTTTTCATCTTGATAAAAAGAACGAGCTACAAAATAATTCAATTCACCATTTTCATCATACGATGGAATAATAACTCTACCACCATATAATCCATCTTCACAATATCCGATATTATACTTTACAATATCGGCTTGAGTAATACCTCTTTGAGAAAGATAGTACATAGCTTGATTGTAGTATGGATTTGTACGATTTGGTTTAAAATGTAATTGTTTGAATTCCTTTGGTAATTGTAACTTTGCTACAAACTCCTCCTTTGAATCATATTCAGGCTCATCCCCATATATATCTTTAACCTTTGATAGGTCTCTTAAATCTACATTTAGTTTACGAAGAAGTGATGCTATACTTCTACCTTTAGAATCACATACCCAACAATGCCATCTTTGAGTATCTAAATTGATTTGGAGTTTCTTTTTATGGTGATTACAAAATGGACAATGATGTGCCTGCTCATTTCCTTTTAGAGATGAACCCACACCCAACGCAGTGTCTAATATTGTAATTATTTGTAATTTGTTTCTACCAGATAGCATAATTTAGATATTCGTACACAAATATACGAAAATTATCTGATATAACCAAACCTAGTAGTTAGAATTTTTACAATCGTATAAAAAATCTGCTAAGAATTGTAATTTGTTAGCTATTTGTTCTCTTGGTATATTACCATTTACCATTCCTTTTAAATCTACTAGAGAAGCTGCTGCTATCGATAATGCATCATCTTTTGAATTAAGATATGCTTCGGAGATTCCGTACTTTTTTGCGATTTCAGGTATTGTCATAACTTTAGTTTATAATATCCCTACGGAAGAACTTTCCCATAAGGTTTTCGTTTATTGCTTGTTCATTGGCAAGTACATCGTAATGAAACTGCCATTTAATTTCGTAATATGATAAGGATTTCTTTGAGAAGCAGAATTGAATGATTTCTCTTTCAAAATGTTCAGCGTTTCCAGCTTTAACTTCTGATTTAATCCATTCGTTTGATGAATAGTACTTCTCCCAATCGGATGCTTTCTTAACAACCCGTCTACGAGTCTTTCCCTTAAGGGGTTTTAATCTTCGAGTTTGTGTAAGTTGCTTTTTACCTATATAGAATTTCCCAGTTGGTATATGTATCATTTTATAGACAAACCCAACCGCACCTTCAGGTGTGTTTTCTTCTGTAACAATATTTCCATTAAATTTCCAGCTCACTTATTTATTTTTTGCAGTATTAACCGAATCTGCGTATTTTTTAGATGGGTTGAATCCTCCAGTTGTGTTTCCCAACTGTCCACCTCTTGGTTTTGATAAATCAGTTTTCATCAAATCCTTTGAATTTTGGAATGGTTGTTCTATACCAATCGGAGTTTTATCGATACCCTTAGTATTCGCTTGAGAATCTTTTGGTTTTTTAGTTAATAATAATTCTACTATTTTAGACATTTTTCTTAGTTATTTAATTACCTATAAATATAACACTATGTATCGAAACGAATAATAAAGTTTACTGGATAGTCTGGTAATGACTTTATTGGTTGTGGTAATTTTGCCACAGCAACCATATTTAATTCGTCATCATATAATCCTATTGTTGTGATATATGGTGCTAAATATGAACCAGTTCTATCCAACGATGAACTATATTCATAATCAGCAAACCCACCTGTTTTTGTTGGGTCTAAAGAAGAAGTAATTGTGTGTAATTTTATCTTACCGTAATCAGACCCATTAAACTCAACCGCAGATGGGTTTTGTGATACATTAAATTCATTTTCTAAAACTGAAATAAAAATTTCATTTTCATATATGGTTTTTGTAGAACGATAATTTAATGTAAATTGATTTAAAACAGAACCACTAACTACATCTTTTGTTACAACAACCAAACCTCTATCATAGAATATATTACCTTTTATATTACTACCAGAATCTAATAAATTAGAGTATCCATCATCTCTATATGTTCTGCTCAATGTCTCATCTTCTAAAATAACTGTACCTACCTTTATACCTTCTCCATAATATTGTTGTGGAATTGAAATTATAGCCATTTCATTTTCCAAAACTCTTTCATCGGTAGATGCATAAGACTTTCTTAAACCAACTTCAAATAAAGCAGATGCTGTTGCTGGGTTTGTGTAAAATTGTGCTTTAATTGATTCGTAAATTACTTTTTTATTAAATCCTTGACTTTTAGCATCAGAATCTACATCAATAAAAGTATTATTTGGGTTTTCACCAAAAATAGGAAATATATCATTTTCATCCAAAGTCCATTCTTTATAAACTTTAATTGGTCTTGTTATAATATCCGATTTAGAAATTTCCTTTAACATCTAAGTTTTGATTTTATATAAATATTCTTTAAATAAAAAACCCCCATTATATGTGGGGGTCTTTCATATTATATTATTTTCTAATTAGAATGATAATTTAACTTTTATTAAAACTTCCTTATCAAAAGATTTTACAATTGGTTGTGATGTTTTAGCCACCGCAATCAATTCGTTTGCATCGTTTAATAAACCTACAGTTGTAATAAATGTTTGTGGGTCAGTTTCAAATGTACCTTCTACAAAGAAACCATCCGCATCAATATATGTAGGATTGTTAGAGTAGTTAAATTCTCTATTTGTTGCTCTTACAAAGAAGTGTTGAGTAGAAATGTTTTCAGTTCTACGTGCTTCAAAATCACCACCTCTTTGGATTGCTTGTAATAATCTATATTGATTAAACATTTCAGCTCCAGTTGAGTGAGATGGAGTTACACTACCACTTTGAATGATAGTACCATCTTTTGTGTAAATTGTTTGGTTCGCAATAGCACCTAATGTAGCACCAATTGCTTCAGCGTTTAGAACAATAATACCTCTATCAGGATAGAATAATCCAAATCCTTGTCCATTTGATGAAGTTGTTGTATTGATTGTTGCTGCGTTTTCAGTTCCTAAATTTAAAGAACCAGAAACAACTTTAAATGTTCTACCACTTAATCCTAAATCATCACCAAATTTCTTACCACTGTTATCAATGAATGTAAATGTTCCGTTACCAGCTGTTAATTTTAAAGACCAGTTACCAGCATCCATTTTTTCTCTATATCTACCTCTAGCTACATTGATTATGTAAACAGCATTACAATCTTCCAATGTACCTGCTGAATTTTCAAATGAGAATTTGGTATCAGTTGGGTCTAACAACATTGCTCTATATTGAGCGTAAGTTGCTTTAGTTGCAAGAAGTGCAGAATCATTAACATCTAATGTCATAGAACCACTTCCATGTACATGTCCATACGCAATTGCAAATTGTACCTCTGCTGAATCGGAGTATGTTGTTGGATTATAATCATATACATTAGCGTAATAGTATCCGCTAGTTGCTGTTGTTTGTGCAGATGCTGTAAAGAATTGTGCTAAAGAACCAGAATCACCAGTCCATAAACCAGTAGTTACTACTTCCGTTTTTGCATTAACTTTATCAAAATCACCAAATCTTTTGTAAATACCAGTAGTTACACCACTTGTGTTTGAAGCGATTTGCTGACCAGCTGGTAATACGCTATTTAAAATAGATACAATTTGGTTTGTATCAACCGTACCAGAGTTTGCTAATGCTGCAATCTGGGCGGTTACGTTAGGGTCATTTATTAGTGCCATTATTTATGTCTTTTTATGCTTTATATGTTACTGTTACAGGTATAGTTTGAGAACCTCCAGTTTCGTTTCCATAAACTGTCAATGTAGTTGCTACATCAATTGTTAAATTTGGATTTGGAGTGAATCTGAATTCTAAACCACTTACTACCTGTGCAGTTGTTGTTATTTCTTCTCCCAAGAATACAGGAACACTACCTACTGCAGTTGCTCCTCTAGTCACAGTCAATGTACCGGCTCTTTGGTCGGTTAATACCACAGTGTATCCTGCGTTTGCGTTTCCAGCAGGAGAAGTTGTTGGTGTTAATCCAACACCACCTTCTAACTGATTTACAGCGATTGAAGGTACACCCAATCTTACAGTTGGGATTTGTGTAGTTCCTTTTGGTAAAGTTACTAATTTATATCTTAATACTTGTGTTTCATCAGGAGATGCTTCCGTAATAGGAATAGCTCTGATTGCTGAATCATAGTATGCAGAACCCTTTGGATGTGCTGGTTCGTACAATGTATAATCAATCTCGTCATCACCCAAAGCGAACTTTGAAATGTTTAAAGATTGACCAGATGCTAATTTTTGTCTTCCTTTTTTGGTAAGAATTGCATCTACTGTTATTTCGGTATTATCTAAATATGCCATTTGATATTGTTTTTTAATTCTTTATTATCTAAAATAAATATAACCAATTAATATTTTCAATCTTAATCAACTTCAAGTATTGGTTCACCACTACCTCTACCAGTCTTAGCCACTCTAAGTATGTTAGGATTAGTTGTAAATGTTTCAACAGGACTTAATCCATCAGGTGTAGTTGCTAAAGTTTGTTGAGAACCTTTCCAAAATGAACGTTGCATTCCTTCACCTAATCCATTTACAAATTTATAGTGAGTTGGGAGATATCCGTTGATAGGTGTTACCTGCACTATATCGTTTCCAATGGATATACTTCCACTAAAAGGCAGTAATGATACATAGTACTTATCTTCAAATGTAGTTGTTGTACTATATTTAACAGGACCTGATGTTGTTGCTGGATATCCGCCTGTTTGTACTTTTTTCTTTTTAGATTTAGTTTCTTTTACTAAAAATGCGCTAACTCTACTTCCCGTAGTTTCAACGTTTCCAAATATACCATCAATAGTTCTATATACGGAATTACCACGTTTTGCATATAATCCATAACCTAAATTAGCTAATGAATTTTTATCCATTCCAATTTGGGTTGATGAAAATGAATCAACTTCTCCATATAAGCTTTCCCCAGTAGGACATTCTATATTAACAGAACCCTGCTGTGGATATGTAGGATATTCTGTTTCTAATATATCTACGAAGTTATAATCGATTGATGATTCGTATGTTGGATTTGTACTTTCTAAAATAACACCATCATTTGCATCAACTACACCATCATAATTATTTAAGTTACTTTCCAATGTTGCTATTTCTTGTGCATCCAATTCACCTTCATTGTAATTAAATGTAGAATCAATCGCAACATCATCAAATGTTGGTATGGTTGTATCAAAATCATTTTTAGATGATTCTGGTTTTGTCCATTTTACTTTGCTTCTTTCTAAATAGTGAGGTTCGATTAATAATCCTTTAGATACCTTTGCTCTAGCAGGTGCTAAATCATCAAGTACATCAAAAAGAGATTTATCTATATATCTCACCAACTGAATGTATTCGTATATGTTTCTATCAAGCCTTTCAAAGTAATAATTTCTAAGAGTACTTAATTCTTTGTAATTATCTTTATATTCATCTGATGGGTTACCAATATAGTTATCAATATTAAAATCACCAAACGCTTTTAAAATATCCATATTCAACTCCTTAATTGGAGAGAAGAATAATCCTAAACGATTTGAATCTATTGGAGCTCTATCAAATGATTTTTTAGTGGCTCTTACCTTATGAGATAAATCAGTTATTAATGTTTGTTCTTCAAAACGAATTTTATTAGAAACATTAAATCCTAATGATGGAACAGTAGCTGTTACTGTTCTATCGTATGGTGTGTATTGATATGGGTAAGCAGATGCAGAATACATATTGCTTGCAGATGCAAATGGTTCTCCATAACTTTCATTTATAGCAACATTTTTAATAAACGAATCTTTAGTTCTATCTTTTGGATATTCAAAATCTAAACGGAATAATAAATCCGATGTTGATGCTGTATATGAGTTTCCGTTTATTGCATCAGGAAATAAACTATGATTTTCAAATTTACTTCTTTGTAAAGGAACAGTCCATAAACGAACCTCATCAACATTACCCGAAAATCCGTTACCGCCAATTTGTAAAGATGAACCACTTTCCCATTGATTATCAGATGTCAATAAAGACATGCTAACAAATGTATTTATTCTAATACCATCAGATGTTGCCATCCATATTTCATATTGTGACTGAGAACCGCCATAGTTATACCTATTGATAGCTATGTTTGTATAATTCTCTAATGATAGTGGAATATTAATACTACCTGTTTTATATTCAGGACCAAATACATATTCTTCACTCGTCACATCGATATAAGGAGTACCAACCCCACTAGTCATAAAATAACTACTCTCACCAACATCACCTCCAAAGTTTAATTCCAAAGAAACGAATGACCCAGTTGTTTTAACAAAATCAACTTTCCACTCACTACCAGAAATTAAAGTATATGATGGATTTGGTAATTCATCCGGCTTTACTCTAAATTCAATACACGCCGGATAGTTTCCAGTTGTTGGTGCTACTTTCCAAGGTATTTTAATATTAGAACTACCATTTTGATTTAAACTACCCGTCAAATGAATTGCAGCCGTTCTATCATCAAACGTAAATTTGGTTGTTGCATCAGTAGTTGGGTCTTGTGGACCACCAAATTCCATTATTGTCAACATGGATTGTGGTACACCATAACAAGCCATAATAGCTTTCATAGCTCTACCAGTTCCTTTATGTTTTAAAATATATGGAAGGTTATTTAATATTCTTCTCCAAACTTGATTGTTTGCTTCTTCAAGAGGCATTGAATATATTTGGTATCCTTCTCGATTAGTACCATATACGTGCTCCCATAAGAAATTAGAATTAAATGCTTTTTTCGTGTCCCATCCTAGTGATTGTAACACAGGCCCAACAACAGTATTTATTATATTTTTTGATTGAACTTCTCCTATTTTTTTATTATCCCTTAGTGAAGTTATATAAGTCCAAATTATATCAAAATGCTGACCTATCATATCCAAAAATACAATAAAATCATTATTATCATAATCTTCTTGAATAAACAATGGAAGATTATTTACTAAATAGTTTGTATTATATTTGTCATAGTATTCTGCAGATGCAACAATTGTATTGTACCATATAGTTGCTTCATTTGTTGTTGTTAGGTAATTTACTTTTCTAGTAATACCGTCAGAAAATGTATTATCAAATTTTGGATATGCTAAACTATTTGTTGATGTATATAAAAATTTCTCAAATCCATCAAAATTTTGTATTATATTATTTATTTTATTTAATAGAACACCAGATTCATCAATTGAATATTGACCATATTTTATGGATGTTTCAAATTGCATATCCAAAGAATCTTCTGTATTTAATATTTCATTTCCTTCTATTTCAGGTGTAAAAATTCCTAACGAATCTTCAGTTAATACATAGCCAATATTGAATGTTTGTTCTGTTAATTGTTGGTATTCTTGAATGTATTTTTCAAGTATTCCAAGTTTATAAATAAAATTATTTACTCTTTCTTCAGCTGAACCAAAGTTTACATAGTTTTCCCAAGCATAATATGAACTACTGACATATTCTATATTCAATTTACTTGTATCTATACCTTTTGATTGAACATATTTATTAATTAATAAATTAGATGAATATGAACCGCTTGATATTAAATCATCAAAAATTTGATACCCAATTCCATTATCAACTTCTAATCCAAAATTAGGTCCTTTTAATGGAGGACAATTTTGTGTAGTATCTCCAATTAATCTTATAGTATCAATAATAGGATTTGCTAATATTTTAGAAATCCAAACTTGTTGATTTTCTTGGACTGATGTTGGTAGTGGTTCGTATAATTTTAATATTAATGAATTTTGACTACCAGTCCAAGTTGTAATTAATTTATTATCACCATTATCAAAATGTAATAAATGAGTCAAATATTTTGAAGGAGATTCTCTTAATAAACTTCTATCAAATTGATTTATAAATCCTTCAGCTATTCTATTGATAGCTACATTTCTTGGAATTGTATAATTACTCTTTACAAATTTAATAGTAATAAATTCTTCTTTACCACTAACAGTTTCAATACCGCTAATATTATATGGTATTAATTTTAAATTTAATACAATATTATTAGTATCTTCAGCTACATTATCTCCCGATAATTCTAATAATTTTTTTACATTTAAAGATATATCTCCACTGGATTGTATTTGAGTAAAATTACTACCATTGTATAATCTAACATAATCCGTATTAATTGATTCGTATGATATTTTAAAATTAACATCAGTTCCGGCAAAATCCGGTCCAAATAATTCAGATGGATATGATATATTTCTTATATCAGGTATACCAACATAAGCTTCGTTTACAACATTTAGAGTAAACTCAATAGGATTACCATCACCCTGCACTCCTCCTAACCCTGCCAATGTTCTTTTTGTTGTAGATGGTACTAATACTACTCTATATTTTCCTATATTTTGTATAGCTGCTGCTGGTATTGCTACAATAGCTGAATTTGAATCATCTCTTAAGTTAGAATATTTGTAAACGTTATCTCCTATATAAATTGATATATCGGATACCGCTCTATTTTTAAATACACCAATTGGTATATCTATCTTTTCGTTTATATTGTATTTTTTAACTCCTTCCTTATTTACAAAATCAATTAATGGTATTATTTGTCTTGTAGGAGTATCTATTGTAGTTATTGATATTTTTTTATTAGACTCCGCTTCAAATGTTAGAAATACACTGTTAGGCCTTACTGAAATACCATTCGGAGAATCTTCTAATTCAGGTAATATTTCTTCGGATGTTCCATCTGCATTAAGTACCAATATTTTTGATATTATATATTGTGTTATGTCAGCTGATGAAATTGATAATTGCGTTCCAATTTTTTCTGTGTAAGTATATACTTTTTGAACCGTTAATGTATCGCTTGCTGTTCCATTTGAGTATAAAACAGAATCACCTATACCATCTACTTCAATTGTAATAGTTACATTATCTTCCAATACAGGTATATCGATAATTGCATTAGATTTTTCTAAATTAAAATCAACATCAATTATTTGATTTGATGCATTATATGGAAACGTTTGTATTACATCATCTTTATAATATTCAACTATTACTTCAAATGGAGGTGTATTTGTATATATTGGTTCATTATTTCCAACCAAAGGTTCATTATAGTTTGGTAACAATCTATTTTGATAACCAATTAAACTATCTGCTAAGTTTATATTAAAGTTTAAATTACTAAAATTAAAATTTAAATTAGGTACAGCTCTAAATACATATTTTTCATTTGATTTAAATCCAATTTTATCAACAGTTATAACTTTACTTCCAAATTTTAATAAATCATTTAATGATATATCTAATTTATCTGTTGTTGTTTTGAATGTATTTTCTGCGTTTACATATATCTGAGCTTCATGATTTGCCTTAATGTTTACTATTAAATTAGTATTTGCATTTATTGTACCATACGCATTTGGATTCGTTGTAATCGGAATTATTACATCGTTTGGAGTTGACACTACACCACCACCACCCCCACCGCCAAAGGACACAGAGGAATCACTAATACCATTAAGTACACTTGCAGGGTTTGTTCCCTCTAACGAAAAATCATCCCCGAATATTCCATAATTTGCTTCTGCCATTACTTAATAAATATTTTATTGTATATTTTCTCTTTGCCTTTCATAAATTATATCTCTATTTCTGCCCAATCCACCACCAGTATCAATTTCAGTAAAATTACCACCACCTCCACCACCACCAGTAGGTGTTTCTATTATAATAGGTAATTCATCACGTTTATTATCAACCGAAGGCTGCTCTATTGTTATTATTTCACCAGTTTTTGGATTTTCTCTTTCAACCGGAAATGTAATTTTAGGTTCAGGTTCTGTTACTGGAGTTTCTCCTTTTAGTTTTTTTATGAATCCTAATTTCTTTTCACTTTGCTCTGGCTTCTCTATCGTTACTATTTTTAATTCAGGTATTTTTGTTTCAATTTGTATATCAGATGATTTAGATTGTAATATATTTGCTGCATCATCTAAACTTGTAATTCTTGAATTTACAGAAGTTGAATTCAATTGCTCATCTTTTTGAGTTAGATAAAAATTAACAGAATTCACAATTAATTCTGACAATCTTTGTATTATTTTATCTTCTGATAATTGTAATCTTGGTTTAGTTCTTCTTGGTTTTCCGTAATTAAGGTCTTTTATATCTGATATTCTATTTGTAAATTCATAGTATGCTGATTCTACAAATTTTTTATGAACCGCTACACTAAATGAATCAAAATTAGAAATTTTATATTCAGTTTTTAATTTTTCATACCAACCAGGTCCATAAGTATTTTTTACAAAGTCATCTATTACACTTGAATTAATCGATTCTACTAATTTTAATGCGTTATATATTATATCACTTCTAAAATCACCATTGTTATATAATATTCCAAATCTTTCTTTTATATCATCAATATTCCCACTTCTTTCCAACGGAAATAATCTAACTTCTGTTCTTGATGGCGATATTTCACCAATCCAAATTTTATCATCTTTTTTATATGAACCAACTCTTTTATTTAATAATGATATTTGAGTTTTAAATAATCCATTAGCGTATCCAGCTTCGGTTATTAATCGTTCAACATCTATAAAATACTCAGCAGGTAAATTATTTTTTGTCATAAATGTACCTTCTGCTATTAAAAAATAATCTTTTATATTTTCACTTGTAAGCGAAATATATCTAACCAAACCATGACCTTTTTGTGGAAGTTGATTTTCCGAAACATCATATACAATAAATTCAATAATATCATCCTCACTCAACCCAAAAAAAGACTGAAGGTCTCCTTCCTCAAATAATTTCCTATCATTTGGGTTGATTCGATACGCTTTATTTTGTATTATTTCTTTAAAATTTTTTATTCCAGCTGCTGCCATAATTTATTTTTTTATTAACCACTCCAACTAGTTCCAACTTGCTTTTGAATTGCCACTGCTAATGTTACACTTGATTTTTGTGATTTTACGTTTAAACTACCTTTATATGCAGTATCGCCTAAAAGTGTAACACCAGCTGAAGGTCTGAAATCATCTATTTTTGATGGAATTGTTTTTACCGTTAGTAATTTAGTTTGTTTTGGTTGTAAAGTAAACGATGGTATCTTTTCAAACGAACCTAATGTTTGACCTGCTTCTTCAAATGTTATTGTTATAGGTTCTTTTGAGAAATTATAAACTTCAAGATCAGGTCCATTAATCCATTGACCATTACCATCATCTTTAGCCCTAGCTCTATAAGTTAAATCACCATATTGAGGTTCTCCTTTTTGAACACTCTTTACAGAGAAATCCATACCAACTTTTGCACCTTCTGCAATTTTAGCTTGCTTACCTTCTAATATTTCTCTATACTGGTCGTTTTGTTCTTTTAATGATTGATTACGAGCAGTAAGAGAAACTCTTTGTATAGCTTCAGCAGTTCCTTTTTGAATTGAGTTTTGTAAATCAACAACTACGTTAGATATTTTTATATTTGCTTGGTTTAATTGATTTTCAAATGATGCTACTAATATTTTTTGTGCATCCACATCCACTCTTAAACTTTCGGAAACTATTTCAAGCTCACTAACTTTAGCTGTCAAATCAACAACAATTGTATTAAGTCTAATAACTTCTTCTGTTAAATCGATTACGGATTGAGTTACTTCATTATATACAGGTCTTGGTACATCATCATTTGGTGGAGGTGGTGTTGTTGGTATTAATTCAAATATTCTAGTATCAACGGACTTTACCAAATCCGTTTCGTTATATTTTGGTTTTGATAATTTACCAAAAACTACACCATCCGAATCTATACCTTCTTCAAAAGTATAATTTGTATTTACACCTCCTTGTATTGACAAAGAGCCGCTCCTACTTATATTTTCAAGTAAAGGTTCGTATCGTAATCCAGTTTTTGCTAATTTTGAATCTGCCATATTAATTATCTAAAACAGTAAATGTTATTTTATTATCGTAATATTTTACATCACCATCCATATCAACTTTGAATTCAATTTTATAAACTCTACCAACTTCCCAATTAGAAAGATTTAATTTAATATAGTTTCCTTCCAAATCACAACTAATTTTTGAATATTCACTAAAAGGAATTATAACATCATCAGATGCAAAATCTTTAATTTGATAATATGTTGTTTGTGGAAGATATTTCACATCATTATATGCAAATTGATTTGTAAATGTTTTTAATGGATATAGTTCTCTACCAAATATTCTTATTTTTGGATTAGTATCTTTTTTATATTCATTTTTGAAATGCTTAACATCAACTTTTATATCAGAAGATGTTAATGGTAGTAATGAACCAGTAATATAAGATTGGTCATCCCATCCTACTCTAATTTTTGGCTGATATATTGTAAAAGTTTCTTTACTAAATAATCTTAATATTCCATATTCTTGTGTATCGCTTTCTATGTTTTCAGGAAATAAAGTTGAATTAGCAAATTTTAGCATTAACCCATCATTAGGAATAGAACCACTCATCCATACTTTTAAAAATGGTTTAATATCCATATTAATATCACCCCTTTCATAATTGAAATTTTGAGATGCGCTGTATTGAGTCCACCAAGTACCACCGCTACCATCATTTATACTTGCTGTGGTGTATGAATTAAAATCGTTATCTAACCAATTTATTTTAGTATCACCTTCTCTATAATTCCAAGTAACGCCTTTAGTGGTTATAGCATCGAATCTAGTACCAATTCCCATTTCCCAACTTCCAGATATTGGGTTAGCATGTATAGTATATTCTAAAGGTATTTCTTCAGTTTGAGATTCTTTTAATAATAATCTAGCGTCAGTCATACCAATACTTCCATTTGTCAATGAAGCTGATAAGTAACCTAAATCAAATTTTAATAATGCATGAGAAACATCTTTTACATTACCATAGTAAACCTTACTTACTTCTAATATCTCATCAAGCCCAGTATTTTGATTGGGTTGTTGTAAATAAATTGATGCGTCTTTTGATGCTGTTAAAAAATAGTATGCCATTATTTTGCCCTCCCTTTTATGTCTGAATCAGGAAACTTAATTTCAAAAACGGAAGGGTCTAATGATGGATATACCACTTTATTTTTAGTTGCCGCTTCTATATTATATGAATTTGGAGAATATTGTCCTCCGCATTTATTTACAATTTGAACCATAGGAACTGATGATACACCTTCTACATTTGCCAATAACAATTCAACTTCACTTAAGTTAATTGTTTGATTAAATGACCAGTTATCTATATTAAAATAATTTTTTAAATCCAAAATACAATTTGTTATCACTTCCGATTTGTTATAATTTTCATAACATACAATTTCAAAATTAACTCCTATGTTTATTATAAATCCATCGGAAAAATTCACACCATCGGTAAGGATTTTATATTCATTTAAATATGTTCTTAAATTTTCTTTAACAGCTCTATTAATTTGAGTTAATCTACCAGTACCATCTAATCCTAACATATATAAATTTATAGCAAATGGATTATTTTTCTCATATTCATTAGTTGTTTTTCCAACTAAAAAGCTTGTAATTGAATTTGATATTGTTGCTGTACTTGGTTTGGCATCTTCTGGTGTATTAACAAAATCCAAAACCAAATCCGTAAATTCTTGCAATGCCTTTGGTGATGCTAATATTGATGATGGTGAATTGTTATCCAACTTACCATCCGCTGTAGCAAAACATTTAGAAACAGACCCATATTTACTTGGCATTGATAGAGCTCTTATTTGATAATCTTTTGTAGTTACCGCTCTATTTTGTGCACCAAAATTTGCTAATGCGTTTTGTCTAATTTCTTCAATTGTTTCCGAACCACGTCCACCAGTTGCTGGCATTTCATTTGTAACTGCTACTGAATTTTTTAAGCTATTATATGTTCCTATTTGAGATGCATTTAAATCCCCATAATCATCATCATATACAATAGATGTTATTCTTGTCAATTGTCCAGCTTCTACATTAGAAAGTACACCACCCCCAACGTAATATTTAACAGTAATTGTTGTATTCGATGGAGATGTCCCATAAGTTTTTGTTTTTAAAAAATTAGTAGGGTCAAATGATTCTTCCAATCTACCAATGGAATTCGGCAATCCCAATCCTACATTTTTAAGATTTGGTATTAATTGTTCATCTGAAGCGGATGGGTCCCCTGCTCCAAACTGAATTGTAGTAGTTAAATCAGAATTTACTTTTGCAACAAATCTTTTTGATGTTTTTAAAGTTTTTAAAATATAAGGTACACTATCTTTAAATTGTACAAGATCTGGGTCATTTAATTCAGTATTTGGATAATCCAAAAATACCATTTCTTGCGCCAAATATGGTACTTCATAATATTTGTTTCCATTAGAATCTCTTACATCGTATATTTGTATAATATTGGTATCTGGTAAATTTATAGTTTGAAATGGTGTATATGACCCAAATTCAAAAGTAGCTTCTTCGATTGTAGCTGATATTACATCTACATATTTTTTAATAAGGTATAAAGTTGGGTCACCTGTGTTAGCATCTCTTTGATATACCGTAACTACTCTATCGGTTGTATCTGCAAAATCCACTATATCAGTAGTTATGAATTTGATAGAATCATTTTGAGATTCTATTTCCATCCCCTGTCTTATTCTAAGTAAATACCTAGCATCCAATATATTTGATATACCACTTCCAATTGCTGGTACTATTTGGTAAACTGACAATTTTGTTGTAGATGGTGCTGTTACTTTTGGTTTGTATCCTAAAAAATGAGATAAAGCAACTACGTTTTCTAAATCTTCTGCAGTTGTTATTAGTGACTCTTTAAATGTATCATCCACATAATAAGAAAGTACATCCCCTATATAAGATGCCATTTCGATGAACATCATACCTGGCGAAGCTTCTGTAAAATCTGTATTTGTTTTTGGAAAATACGTTTTTGCAAATTCAATAAGATTATCTTTAAAAGCTGTAAAATCTTTATTAAGATATTTTATATCCTTTCCTTTATTTCTAAATGTTTTATTTATAGGTGTTAAACTCATATTATGGTGCTATTTGTTGTACGTTAAATGATACCAACCCAGAATTACCAGTACTTCTACTTCTAAATTTCAATGATATGTTTACCGAATTTTTATCTTTATTTTCATTACTCATATCAACATTAATTTCATCAATACTTACATTTGGTATATATCTTTCAACAGATTTTGTTATTATATCTTGAATTTTGTCTTCAAATTCATCAGTAATTGGTTCGAATAATACAGTTTCTACTCCGGCACCAAAAAATGGATTCATTAATCGTTCTCCTCTTTTTGTTAATAATAGATTTTTTATATTAGTTTTAAGTTGTTCTATTTCCGTATAATTTTGCTTAAAAGCAACATTACTTATTTGGATTGGCAATGCCAATCCAACTGCGTAATCTTCATATTCTTTTGTTTCTATTATAGGTTTTTTTCCTAATATAATTGCCATTACTTCTTAAATCTTTTTACTAATTCGGAATAATCTCTGTTAAAAGCCTTATCCAATTCAGCTACTCCGGTATTTACACCCAATCCAGTTGGTTGAGGTCCTTTTGCTAAATCACCATAACCCATTTTTTCAGCAATTGCCGTTCTACCCACTATTGAACCCATATCACCTTGCCCAAAACTCATAGTTCTAAATCCACCATCACCTTGAGGTATGCCACCACGCGTTTCATTAAGGATTTGGTTAATCATTGGGTTTTTACTAAATTGCTTTTGAGGAGCTGTATTTGTAGATGCCGATTCTTCAATGATATCATCATCTAGCATAGCCTTAGCCATTGATAATCCAGTAGTTTTTGGTTTAGTAGGTTGTTTACCCTCTGCTAACATTTTTTTCATCTCAGCCTTCACACCTTCCTTAATTAAAGCAGGTAATTGTTCTTTAAGTTCCTCTTTAATAAGAATCTGAATGGCTTTTAATAATTTGTCCGTATTCATACTTTATTATTTGTTATGTTTATAAATATTTGAATTGTTATTTTTGAAAATTATGCAGAAAACAAAGAAGCTTCTTCATTTCTTCTTCTTTGTAAACCAGCACGATATTTTTCTGGGGTTACTGGTCCAGCTTGTATTTGTGCTACAGCTGAACTTAAATTTCCTGCTTTAAGAGCCGTTGCTATACCTACTCTCAAACTACCAACATTATAAACATAACTTATTAATGCAGCTTTTTGTCTATCATTTAAAGAGTTAAAAGTTGCTTCTGGTATTTGATAATCGGCGTTTCCTACTAATCTATTTTTAAATGTTGTACTAACTTCATATTGCAGCATCTTAAGGGCTGCTTCAACAGTAGTTGTATCACCATTAGCTGGTACTTTTTCACCAGTTTGTTTATAATATGATTTGTCAGGTAATACTTTGCGTACTTTACCATCACTTCCAATAATGTTTTCAGTACCAAACCCTAATCGATATGCGTTCACATCCCAAGTTGCTCTTTCCGTAAATCCTTCATTTTTTCCTATAAATTTAGCAGCTATTGTAATCCAATCAGCGCTTAAATCTAAATCTCCCAAATCTACACTTACTGCTCCACTAAAACCAGACGAAAATCCACCACTTCCACCACCTTTGAATCCAGTTACAAATGGTTTACCTTGATTGAATTTAATTTCACCTGTTTGTATATCTGATTCCTCTATATCTAATACAGAAAAATCACCTTCTTCTTCTATTTTTTTATCTATTTCTTCTTCAGTAGTTCCAGTTTGAATATTTTCTTCTTGTGTTGGTCTTGCTGAGTTATGGTCTTCTACATCCTCTTTTGGTTTAAAATCATCTTGAGTTACTATTGTACTTTTAGTTGATGGTGAAATAAAATATCCTTTCCAATTTATAATACCAGGTCCAGGTACTTGAATTGGTGATGGTGGAGGCCCTGCTGCATATAAAGATACAGTAGATATAACACCTTCCACACTATTCAAATGATTGGTTGCGTATGATATAAATTCATCTACGATTAAACCTGTGTTATTTGTTGGATTTATTGCTGCCATATTATTAAATTCTTACTATCGCTTGAACACATGCCATATTTTTAATACAATGTGATTTTATTCCTCCACTTTTATTACCATCAACACCCCACCAAAATCCTCCATCTATTTTCCAAAATATTCCTATATGATTTGATGCACCATCATTATCACCCTGCCAATCATAAATTATAGCATCTCCAGGTTTAGGTACATAGTTTTTATTTTCAGGAGCTGTCATATCTACATATCTGCCTGAATCAATTGCCCATAATGTCCATTGAGGTACACCAGGCCAATAAAAATGTCTTGCTGTGGTTGATAATTTTCCTTTATAATTAGGGCTAAATTTAAGTACGTTTTCAACATCAAATCCAGCTTCAGCCCACCAAGTTGTAACCGTACACGCACACCAAGCAAATCCAGTACCACCACCCCATTTTCCATTTCCAAATGCCTGTATTGCTTCTATACGAGGATGTCCCCTATCTAGTCCAACTTCTTTTACATTCTGAGAAGCGTCATATAATGCAATTTCTACAACTCTTTCACCTATTGTAGCATTACCACTAAAATTGTTAAATGGTACATAAGGTGCACCTGAATAGGAGCCTCCTCCTCCACCCCCACCACCTTCATCACCTCTAAACCCAGTTACAAATGGTTTACCTTGGTTGAATTTAATTTGTCCAGTTTGTATATCTGATTCTTCGATATCTAATACAGAAAAATCATCATCAGATACAGGGGTAGTTGAAACAGGGGTAGTTGGGGTAGTTGAAACAGGAGTAGTTAGGGTAGTTGAAACAGGGGTAGTTGGGGTAGTTGAAACAGGGGTAGTTGGAGTTGTCGATATTGATACACCAGGAACCCTACCTAATATTGCATCTGCAACAGGAACTTCTGTATTATAATCTTTATTTTCATCTAATATACCTGTAAATTTATTTATTGCATCCAACGATGTTGTTGCAAGTAATTCTTTACCATCTGCGATAAATTGATTATATTGCTCTATTTGTTTTTCTAATCTTTCTTGATATTCTATTCTTTTTTCAGGAGTTAATTCTTCTGAAACATCCACATTGGGAGATGATGTTGGTTGTTGCCAAATTCCAGGATTTGTAACTATATTTTGTGTTACACTTAAATTTACAGTTGCTTGTATAGCAGGTGTGATTGGTAATGGTGCAGTTGCCATTGTTGCACCAGACCAATATGCTTTAACACCAGCACCCATTTCTCCAACTAAATCGTATGGAGTTGGAGAATTCACTCCTTTTTGTAAAGCAGAAATAAATAATTGTTTCATCATTTCTACATTTCCACTTACTAATGGTATTTTATGTTGTGTATCAAATCCTCTCTTTACCGCTGCATCGTATTCTTTTGCATACAATTCAGCAATAACATTTATATCCGAAATTCCTTCTGGATTATTTGCTACTCTTAATATATTTTGTTTGAATGTTTCCCAAGACATTTTATAAACTTGATAATTTACTTATACGAGAATCTATTGCATCTTTTTCATATTTCAATAATTCAGCATCTGATGCGCTTCTACTTTCAGGTCCTGTGCGGACTATCCTTTCACCATATTTTGAAAAAAATTGTACAAAAGGGCCTTGTTGTTTTTTAAAGATTTGGTATCCTTTATAAGTTTCTACTAAAACAGGTTCAGGTGGAGCTGGTTTAGGAGCTGGTGTTGTTACTGGAGCTGCTTTTCCAAACTCAAATTTCTTTTCTTCTTTTTGGAACGCTTTTGGCTCTGGTGGAGTTTTTGGTTTAAACTTTTTAAGTTCTTTAAATGCTGGCTTTTTTGGAAATTTTGGTAAATCCGGAATACCTAAAGAATCTTTAAGTCCTTTTAATAATGCGGCCGCATCTCCTTTTAAATCTGAAAAAGCTGCTGCAAGTTTTCCAGCTGCCGCATTAGCTTGACCTTCGGCGGCATTTGCGGCTCCCTTTGCTGCTGCTTTTCCTTCTTCCGCTTTACCAGCCGCTACTCTTTTATCTGTATTATCTATCATTAGGCTGTTTGATTTAATTTACTAAGTATATCATTTAGTTTCGAGTGTATCTTTCCAAAATCAGGTTTGTTTTTAGGTCCTATTGCGGTTGGTCCCGATGGTGTTAGAAATTGCATATCACCAATAGCTTGTATTAACTCACTTAGGATTTCAACTAACTTTTGTCCTTTAACTAGCGGTTCTAAATCCTTACTACCTAAAAATACAGAACCATTTCCAGAAAATATTTGAAAATCTCTATCATTTGTTACAAAACTAATATTATCATTTACACTAACATTCATACCAAGTCTTGTATCTATTGAAAATTGCTCATCCGATATAAACCCAACATTTCCCTTTGAATAAAACATCATCTCCGCATTTTTAGATGATAATATTATTCTTCCGGAATTTATTAAAATTTGGTCACCTTTTAATTTATCAGGATAAGGTTTAAAGGATTTTGGTTGAGTTTGAAAGTTAGTACTTCCTTTATCATCTATAACTCCAGGAATGAAAGGTAAAATATATTCACCAGAACTTAATACTATCGTTGAACCGTCTCTGTTTATATCTTCGTTAATACTACCAGATGATGCAGGTGTTATTTGTGTTAGCGGAGACTCGTTATTTCTGATTATTAAATTTGGAGAAAATATACGTTGTGGGTTATTATAAGCTGAAAATCTGATACTCTGTCCGAATCTAGATTCAATTAAAGTATCACCTTCATTAAGAGTTAATTTATGTATATTTACAGGTCTAAAATATGAACCATATCCATCGGTAACTGTTGATGATTTACCTTCTTCGTTACTTCTTGGAGTTTGTGTTTTTTCTACCTTATCATAGTGTTGGGCTTTATTTTGTTCAGGTATGTGAGGAGCCTCTTTATTTATTCTACCAAACTTTTTTGAAATAGTATCATACGCTCCACTTAAATTTTTATTACCAGCAACATCCGATTCTATTCGTTTGTATGTAATATTCATTCCATCTTTATATATTGCAACTATTTCATTTTTTACAGGCAAATCTATAAAGTTTTTTTCAAAGGGATATGCAATTGGTAAAGCATTATCCGATACAACTAATGATGCATCTGTTCCAGAAATCATTCTATAAGTAATGGCTCCAATATCACTTGCTGTTTTATATTTTGGATGAGTACTATTCAATATCACACTATAAACAACTGCATTGGCTGATTCTATGCTTGTTCCCGATTGTTGTGTTGATTCAAATTTAGGCATATTACTTCATTTTCTTTTTTAAATCCTCCAACTCAAATTCCAAATCATCTACTCTCTCAACTTCTTGCTTAGTTTCTTCTAATTCTTTAAGTAATTGATTCTTTTCAAATTCAGTAAGGAATCCATCTTGTCCTTC